CTTCATTATTCTTCAAATTTATTTGGTACTTATGTATTTATTTACTAACTTTATGGTGCAAAAGTACAATAAACTTTTTGAAAGTGTATAGTTCGGTGGCATTATTAGTATATATTAACACACTATGTCGAACATTTAAAGGATTTTAATATGAATGTGCAAAGACAATAATCTTTGTGGTTTTTGTAAGTTCTTGTAAATGAGCTAATTAAAGATAAGTAATTAATAATTATTAAGTTATCTAAGAATTAAAATAATATGTTTGGCACGTTTAACGTGACAAATGTCACAAGAAATTTATAAATAGTTTAGAGTATGGCAACATTTAAAATCTTGGTTCAGCATAGAAGAAGTGATGGTTTCTATCCTGTTTATATCAGATTGACTCATAATAGAAAGGTTTGCTATCTAAAGACCGATAAGATGGTAAACGATAAGGGTATCGTGAAGGGTACGAAAGAGGTGAAAGATACTTTCGTGCTTACAAGTTTGATGCCAAATATCAATAAATGGGTAGATGGATTGAATAGAGTAGATTCTTCTCAATGGACTATAGAGGAGGTTAGAAGATTCATTCAACAAGGCGAGGAGGGTGTTTGTTTTTCTGATTTTGCTAGAGAATATATAGATACACTTTATGATATATTGGAATATCATTCTGTATTAACCTACGGGCAAGCATTGAACAATTTGGAAACCTATGCTGGTAGCACTAAGATTATGTTTAACCAACTAACTACATCATTCATTGAAAATTGGATAAAATCCTTATCAGCGAAGAAAGCAATTAAGTTTACCTACCCTACGTATATCAAGCGATTGTTCAACGAGGGAGTAAAAAAATATAATGACTACGACAATGACATCATAAGAATAAAAAATAATCCTTGGGTGAAGATTAAGATACCAAGGGTAGATAAGGCAAAGAAGAAGGCTATAACCATGGAAGAATGCCGAAAGTTCTTTTCTATAGTCTCTGAAAAGAAATCGTATCAAAGAGTTATGGATATTTGTAAGATGGTGTTGTGTTTAGCTGGAATAAATGTTGCCGACCTATATAATATGAAAAAGAAGGACTACTTTGATGGAATCCTTCATTATGAGCGCAAGAAAACCAGAGGTAGGAGAGAAGATAATGCCTATATAGAAATGAAGGTTCCTGATATACTTTTTCCAACTATCGAAAAATATTTATCTAGTAACCCAAATGATGAATATCTTTTTTCTTTTCATTCCAAGATGGGGGAAAAGTCATTAGATACATTTCTCTCTTCCTATTTAAAGAAAATCTGCAAAGAGCTGTTGGGCTTTGAAAAGGGACATTACTATACTCCTTATACATTTCGACATACTTGGGCTACTATCGCTCAAAATGACTTAGGAGCAAGTTACGAGGAAATTGGCTTTGCCTTGAATCACATCAGTACCCACAAGGTGACAATGGGCTATGTGAAACCTGATTTCTCTAGAGCATGGGAATTAAATGAGAAGGTAGTGGAGAAGGTGTTTTTCACTAACGACAAGAGCAAACGCCTGGAGGAACATCATCTGCCTGTATTCGATAAGGTAGAGGAAAACTTTGAATTGTCTGCTGATGCTTACTTTATGGGTGAGGTTGTGGCTCATGTTGATGGCAAGGGCTATCGGAACACAGATGAGATAATAGAGCAGCTCATGGCCAGCATAAATGATACTGTGCCTAAGAACTGCACGATACAGATTAAGGTGAAGAATATCACCAAGGACCAGACGAAGTACTTTGAACGAGTCAGGGACATAAAATAGCTATTTTTGTGTTAATACAGATTAAAATCGACCCAATATAAGTTAAAATAGAGTGTTTTTGCTCGATAACCAAGTCAAGGGTAGTCTTCTCTAAAGTTGAAGAAAATTTAGAGAGGGCTACCCATTTTTTATAATTAGCCATTATTAACAATTTTGAGATTTTTGATGTTGATAGTGGTTTCTTGTTTTTCAAATTTCTCTTCCAACTGCATGAAAGATTCCTCCACAGATAAGTTTCTGGATTCATCATTATTGAACGATACAGACTGGAGTTTTGGAGCCACGTATGGAAGGAACTTTGCCACCATCGCCAGACGTCCGGCAGGCTCGTCAATCTGCATGAGATCCGTGAAAAGTGAATAGTTCTTCTCATTGATACCATTGATGTAGCCAGTAAGGGCATCACGGAGGCTTTCACGCACACTTTTGGTAACCTTATTAGGTGTGCCAGCCTTACGTCCGCCAGTCTTCTTCCTCTTTGGCTTCGGCTCATTACTATTGTCTTGTTTTACTGCCATATTCTATTGATTTTTAATGTTTACTGATAGTTTTCGGGTGCAAATATAGGAAGAAATTACGAAACTTGGTGTTCAAGTTGCGGAACTTATCACAGATAGGTAAGAAAAACGCATTACTTTTGAACAGTTTAAACATTAAAATTCGAATTTTATGGGATTAATTGGAAGTATTGCTGGTGGACTGACCTCTGCTGCAGGTGGTGCTCTAGCAGCTAAAGCAAGAAACAAGGGATATAATGAGTATATCAAAATGTTTCAAGACCGTATGCAACAGGTGAAGGATCATCGTGATAACTTGTATTATCAGGACCCTACTCAGTCAGCGGAGAATCAGGTAGCCGTGACCAATGCCCAGAAGGTATTGGATAATGCAACAGAGACCGCAAAGAATACCAATATTGTTAGTGGCGGTTCTGATGAAGCGGTTGCGCTCAGTAAACAGGCTGCTCAGGAGCAGGTGGGTAAGATGGTGCAAGAGGCTGCTGTGCAAGGTGCTCAGACCAAAGAAAATGTGTGGAATACTGCTGATTCGCAGATAGACCAGATGACTAACTATATCGCCACTGCCAAGAAGGAGAAAGCTCTTTCTACAGCACAGGGTATTACGGATGCTGCTGGTGGCTTGGCTGGCGCAGCAAGTAAATTGCCATTTTAAGGAAGGAGGTGATTATGGGATTTACATTGGATGATTTAACTCCTAAACGTCCGGCAACAGCCGTTACTCCTGTTACTGATTTCCCTGATGATAATGCGGTGAAGCCGGAGGTTGCAGTACCAGTTCAGACAACTGATACCGAACCGGGAAAGGGTACAGCCATAGATACTACTGGTATTACCGGGAATGGTGTCCATGAATCTTTTGCAGAACAACCAACCGAGGAAGTTACCAAGGTGGAGCCTAACCAGGGTATCAAGATAGACTGGAGCAGACCTTATGCCGAGATAGAACAGAATCCTATCTTGCAGCAGATGAAGCCTTATGACATTATGAGGGATTACCAGAAGAATGGTGATGGAAACTGGTCTGCCTTCATGCCTTGGCTTTCTTCACTTGGTGATGCCGATAAAACTGTGGCTGCAAATGCAGCTTTGCAAAAGAAGGCAGAGAATCAAGCCAAATGGGAACAATGGGGAAATCTTTTTATGCACTTGGGTAACTTCTTTGGTACAGTTCAAGGTGCTCCATCGCAGAAGATTGAATCAGCACAAGAACTTACTGATCGCCAACGCAAGATAAGAGAGGCTACAGATGCTTTAAGAGCTAAGGGATATAACCAGATGATGGTGAATATCTATAAGGACCGTCAAGACAAACAGGCTCAGATGCAGGCAGAGGCTGCTGCAAAGGCAAATGAGGCACTGGCTGCTTATCGTGGTTCACAGAAGAATCAGACGGATGCCCTCACTCCTGTAAAGGTTGATGAAGTGACTCAATCTGCAAAACAACATTCTACAGCTGCAGACTTGAATGTTTCAAAGAAGGAGACCGAGGATGCTTTGAGAGGCAAGAAGGGAAAATTACTTGATGCTCAAACTAATAATGCCAATGCCGGAGCTGCCGATCATAAGGCTAGCGTTAACGTTAAGGGAGCGCAAGTTAGGCATATCAATTCGCAAACAGAGGGACAGAATCAGAGGAATGCCAACCAGAAGGAGGCTGATGATTTCAACACCAGATATGTGAACGACCCTGTTTTCAAGAAACATGTGAATGAATGGGCTACACACAATGGTATGGCAATCGGTGGCAATGATGGCATAGGTGGCACTTGGGCGAATGAAAAGAATCGCCAGCAGGCATCTAGATGGGCAAAGGCTAAGATGAAGTTAGACCGGACTCCTCCTTCTCGTAGAGGTAGGGGTGGCAGTAAAGTACCTCCTTCACGTAGAGGCGGCAGTAAGGTTCCACCATCAAGGAGAAGAAAGTAACTGATTATTAATCAAAAAAAATAAGATAAGATATGTTTGACGAGCAAGACAGACAATATTTTTATAATGAGTTCAAGAGCAATGGCTATGAAGTAGGTAGCTATGATGACTTCAAAAAGGACTTGAACAACGAGGAAGATCGTAACTGGTACTACAATGAGGCCAAGAACATGGGGTATGATGTGGGAACACAGGCAGACTTTGACAAGATGGTGCTGGAGCCAGCTCCATCTACTTCTGGTGGTGGTAAGCAGGTAGATGCTTCTGCTACGACTCAGAGTGTAGGGCAGAAGGCTTCTACTGAGACTAAGCCGCAGGTGGCTCAACCAGCAAAGAAGCAGGAAACAACAGACAAGGAGCCTGGGCTTATAGCAAAAGTTTTGGATATGATTCCTACTGGTGTTCAGACGAGCAACGGAACATATCAGCCATCACTAGAGATTCCTCAGCCTGTTGTAAAAGGTGAGGAAATGCCTGTGAAGGAAGAAGCTTCTTCATCATCAGCTAATGCGGCTCCTGTTACAACACCAACTGGTGTGGTGAATAATGAGGGGTTGATGGATGCCAAACTTGCCAACTATATTGAGAACTGGAAGCAGAGACCGGATAAGCAGAGTACTTACTTTGAGAATATGGTTGCCGACTTGTTGGCTGATGGTACTGCCAATAGCAATGAGGAGGCAGTGAATATGGTGATGCCTGCTTTGCGCAGATATGCCAACCGTTCTGCCATGGACGTTACCAACCAGGTAGTTTCTTCTTTGCCTGATGATACGGTGCAGGATGCTGAGCAGAGTATCGGGGCGCAATGGTATAGCCATGGCGTGCAGGATAAGTTGAAGCAGGAGGCAGACAGCATGGGTATCAGTTATGATGACTATGTGGCTCATTTCCTGAAGCCTGCTATGGTGCAGAGTCTGGTGAACAAATATGGTCCGAATTATCGCAATATAGCCGAGGGCATCGCAACTCGCCTCTATTCTCACGAAGAGAATGTACAGGAGAGACTGATGAACCAGGACATCAATGATGCTCTTTCTAGCGTTATTAATAAATATGTGAGTCCATCTGTAGTGGATGAGTACAACAAGGCTCAGGAAGAAGGTAGCAAGGCATTCAACGAAGGTATGGAAGGAAGCCAGTTTATTCCGGCTAATCTCCGACTGGGTACAGCACTTGGTGCTCAGTATGAGGCAAACGAGGCCAAGGATCCTGCAAAGGTGCTTTCTGGTTTGCAGCAGAAGTTTGGCAAACTCTACCGGAATCCGAAGTTCCTGAATGACATGAGCAATGCCGCATTTAAGGTGATGCAACGGTATGGCTTGAATGGCACTCAGAGTAGTGATCCTAAGCAGTTTAAGCCAATGATCAATGCTGCCATTAAGAATGAGTTGGACCAGCTGGAGATTAAGGGTATGATGCCTAAGGGTAGTGCTGAGTACATCATGAAAACTGGTTTGGGTAACACTATTGTGGGTAAGATTATTCGCAAGGCTGTTCAGACGGACTACCAGAACTGGCTGGAGGATATTGCCAATCAGCAGTATCAGCCGGGCTTCTGGGAGAACGTGGCTAGTGGTGCTCTGACCTTTGCAGGTGATGCCTGGAGTTATTGGCTGCCTGGAGCCGCAGGTGGAAAGTTGACTAAGAGCATGGTAGCCAAGGCAGAGGGTAAACTGGCTGGTGACCTCATGGCTAAGGGTATGGAGCGCAAGATGGCTGAGCGAGCTGCCAAGGTGCTTATCGGCAAGAGCAAGGCCGCGGCTTTGAAGAGCGGAGCCGTGCATGGTGCAGTTACCTTTGGCGGTCAGTCGGCTATTTCAAAGCCTATTGATGAAACTTATCGTACAGGTCAGTTTGATGAGAATGGCAAGATTTACAATCCTTCTGGGTGGAAAATAGCACTTGATACTTTATTAGAGGGAGGTAAACAGAGTGCCTTAGGTGTCTTTATGCAGGGTAATACTATTGCCAATATGATAGGCAAGGGCAGAGGCTTAGCTACCAATATTCTGGCTGATGTTGGTGGAAAGGTAGTGGATTCCGGTATTATGACTGGTCATCAGATACTGGAGCGCATGGCGCAGGATCCGAACTTCAAGCCTACAGGCAAGGATGCTGCCGAGAGCTTCCTGGAGAGCATGGCGAACCTTACTGCTATTGGTTTGCCGGGCATGATGGGCAAGTATGCCCGATTCAAGGACGCAAGGGAGTTTAACAAGAAGTTTGACTTCACTGATCAGGATATTGCCGAGTTGAAGCGATTCGGCTATGATGGACTTCGTGATGCCTTCGAGAAGGTGAGTATCAATGGCTATCGTGCTGAGGAAGACTCTTCTAATTCGACTAATCGAACAAAATTACCTGTTCCGTATGCAGAAGAGACTCAGGTGCTGAATCTCACTCAGAAGTATATGGACCTGATGAACGACAAGAGCGTGCCGGAGGTGTTGAAGGCTAAGATGATGGCTGTGGTGGAAGGCAAGCGACCTTCTTCTTTCTCGCCTGTGGTTGATTCCGTCATCGTACAGCCTATGGATCAAGACGGAAAGGTGTATCTCGAAACCTTGAATAAGGATGGCGGTATCATTGACAGAAAGGAGTTTTCTTCTCTTGATGAGGCTCAGAAGGCAGATAAGAAACTGGAGTATGAGAAGACTCTTGGCTTAGCTTCTGTGCTGGAAGGTGAGTTCCATAATGAGTTTACCCAGGAGCATCTGGAAGACCTCTATAATCAGGCAGCTCAAAAATACTACATTGGTTACAAACTAACGGACGAGGAGAAAGCAGCAGTTTATCTTCGTCAAAATGCTGGTACTATTGATGAATTAATTCACAATCGTCAGAATGGTATTATTCTCACAGATGAGGAGCAGAAGCAGTTGGACACTTATCGCCACTTCTATGACTCAGCATTAGAAAACAGCTCTGTGTTGAGGGAGTTTGTACAAACATTTGAGGATTCTCATGGTGTGGCACGCGGTACACTTCGTAAGGCTTTGGAGTCGAAAGATAAGAAGTATGCGCCATTAGTTGAGTCTTATCTTAAGGAACTTTACAATTCCATCGAACTGAAACGTGAGATGAAAGATACTAAAGAACAGATGAACCAGACAGAAGAAACGCAAGCGACCACTGGTTCCACACAAGAAGGTGGTGCTTCGGCTCAGAATGCTGAGGCTACAGCTGAAAAGCCTGTAGATGCTTCTGTTTCTTCTGATGTTCCACCAACAGAACCGCCAACGCCTCCAGTTGGGGGTGAAACGCCTTCAAATGCGGACGATACACCTTCGGTGGAGAACAATGTTAGTCCTTCTGATGCCGATACAGCATCCAATGAAAGCAAGTCTGATGCTTTTGTTATGGGACAGAATGCCTATAAGAATGGGGATTCTGAGGCTTTGCAGGCTATCGACTATAATAGTGATTTAGCTACAGGACGTTTGATGCGTGCTTTTGCTGACAATGAGAAGATGCCTGATATTGTAGCCAATGCCTATAATGAAGGTAGAGATATGGAGCAGTTTGTGGCTCAGCGTGCAAGTAGTTTGACTCCAGCACAGAAGGAGGCTATCAGTAAGTATGTAGAGGCAATGGATGCCAAGAAGGGTGCTATTGATGCTCTGCAGCATGCCGATGATGGCTATGGTGATGCTTTGAAAGAACAGCTCTGGCCATACCAGACGGAAGACGGAAACATCGTGCCAGCTACTTTGGATAGCGGAAAACAGGTATTTCTGAAAAAAGATAACGAATATGGTGGAGCCTTTGTTGTCGTTCCTGATGAGCAGGGACTACCTACGATTAAGCAAGTATCTAAAGCAAGTATTATAGAGAAGGGCACTCCTGTTCCTCTTGATGAATACATTGAAAATGCGGTGGCTCAGCAGAAGGATGCAAGAAATAAGCAGTTTATCAGCCAGTTTGATGGCAGCGGTTTGAAGCCGAATGACCGGGTGACACTTGCCATTGAGGAAGGTGATGATAATATTGACATGACCTTTGCCGGATATAGCGAGGACGGAAAGATTGTGCTTACTGATGGCAAAGATTATCTTCCCCTATCTAAAGAAGAGTTTGCTGCATGGCGCAAGAATGCGCTTGACAACACAATCAATGAGCATTTGGATGCTGAGGACGATGAACGTGAACAGAAAGCAGTTTCTCAGGCTGAGGCTGATAAGAAGCAGCGTTATGCCAATGGCATCGTGGGACTGAGTGAGGGCCAGCCGGACTATTCTTCTAAGGATACAGATCCAAATGTGGCGGCTGAGTATCTGCAGGAGCAGTTTGGGGAAGACCATGGCAAACTTTTGAATCTGGTTAATGGAAGCCGTGATGACATCGAAACGCAACTTGCCAACAAGAAGAAGGCTGCTGCTGAATATCAGAACTGGCTTGATACCAATGCCGACCTTGACCCAGAAAAGGCTAAGAAGGTGGAGGATGAGTTGAGTCTGGTTAATGAGCAGATTGCTGATCTTGATGCTCGTTTCAAGAACTGGAATACTATCCGCAACAGTGTGATGACTCCTGACGAGTTAAGAACCATGAAGGAGGAGCGCAAGGCAGAGATAGAGCGAGCTGGCATTGACAAGTCTTCCGTTCTGCCAGATGTGGATACAGGCGTTCGTATTCCAGAGAACAGTGAGCTTAAAGACAAATATCCTACTCAGGAAGCTGCTTCCGGCTACATAACGTCAGAGCGCAGACGCGTGTACAAGATGCAGGAAGAAACCCAACGAGAAATTGATGGTGTAGACAAGATACTCAATCAATACATGGATGGGGGTATGGAACTTTCCGCTGAACAGTTGAGAGATCTGAATACCACCAAGGCAGAACTGGCAAACAGACAGAATGCGCTTACAGCGGATGCCAAGGCTTTGAAGGGAAAGGCTGAAAGCTTGAATATTCTTTATATAAAGGAACGAGCAGAGCAAAACAAGAAGAATCTTGAAGCTTTGTCCCCAAAAGACAGACGTAAGGAATTGGTAGCTAAAGCCTTGGAGAAGAAAGACATGAAGGCTATTAAGGAAATATATAAGGATGCAAGTACTGATGTCATGGATTTGACTCCGCGGACATTGGAGGAATTTGTGTCAGAGAGACTTTTTCCTCATAGTCTGAATGCAGAATCACTGGCGCAAGAGTTAGGATCTTCCAACTTTAGGCGTGGTATAGGCAGTAAGTACGACACTAACAAATACAACTATCTTCTGGCCAATAATGGCGAGGGATTAACTATTAGCGAACTTGCAAAGCGAGTCTGGGAAGATCTTTCCAGTACAATGGAATCAGGTGCTGGTGACGGATTACAGTCTACGTATTCAGACCAGGATGTCCGTAATGCAATTCTTGATATGTTCAAGACTTATGACAGTGTTCGGGAAATGCGTAATGTGACGCTTCTTAACCGTATTGCTGCTGCGGAAAACGAATTGTCGGGCGAAGAAGAGTGGTACGAACAGCAGAAAGAACGTGAAATCTTCGAAAAACAAAAAGAAATCGATGAATATCAATCGTATATTCACGACAAAGAGTTATCTTTGCCGTCTGAAAGCGAACTTGATTACATCAATGGACTTGAATTTGACCGTATGATGGAGATTGAGGATCGTGAACGAGAGTACAAACAATATGTCAAATCAATTTTACCAGAATTAGCTGATTATGATGACAGAAGCAATGAAGAAGGATATGGAGGAGGCAGTAGCCTGGGTAGCGACTCTTCACGGAGAGGAGTTGATGAAGGAAATAGCCAAGGCGAAGAAGTTGGTAACGGAGAAGCATCTTCTGAGTCCGAGATTGGAGAAGGCTCTGATAGCGGACGCAAAGGGCGACAAGAGACTGGCAGCATGGAACCTGGCGAAGGCCCAGCTGTTCGAGGCTCACATCTACCGCAAGAAGCATCCTTCGGAGAACGTTTAAAGAGTGCCATTGCCGAAACTGAGACCGAACCAACAGAGGCTCAGAAGAAGGCAGGAAACTACAAAAAGGGTCATTTGTCCTTTGGTGGCTACGATTATACCGTAGAAACACCAAAGGGCGTGACTCGCAGCGGTAAGGACGAGCAGGGCAAGCCTTGGAGCGTGACCATGCACGATACTTACGGCTATATTCTTGGTAAAATTGGCGTTGATGGTGACCATATTGATATGTTCATCAATGACGATGCAGACCTTGATTCTTTTGATGGTAACGTTTGTGTGGTTGACCAGGTGAACCCAGAGACCGGAGAGTTTGATGAGCATAAGGTGATGTATGGCTATCCTTCTGAGGAGGCTGCTACAGAGGCTTATCTTGCCAACTACTCCAAGGGCTGGAAGGGACTTGGTAAGGTTACTTCTGTGCCTAAGTCTACCTTTGACAAGTGGCTGGAGTCTTCTGACCGCAAGACTAAGCCTTTTGCGGAGTATGCTATGGTGCAGAAGGAACAGGCAAAATTTGATCGCGATGTGAAGGAGGTGGAGCCATCTGAAATGACCGAGGCACAGAAGGTGGCTTATGATGCCGTATCTACTATGCTTAAGAAGGCTGGCATCCCTGTGAAGGTTGTTAGCAATGAGGATATGGAGAAGGTGGCTGATGTTATCATCAATGATATGTTCAAGGGCAAGAATATCACTATGCCTTCGAATGTGGTTACTCCAAGTCTCAGAAAAGAGTTGGAAAAGCGAGGTGTGCCGTTTGTGGAGACCGATAACAGAGGCAGAATCGTAGGAGGCGAGAATGATGGTGTGCAATATTCCAAGGTGTATGGTAAGAAGGCTAATGTGAAACCTCGTCTCGGCTCAGCCACAATTAGCTTGAAGGCTGCAAAGGATAAGGTGGTGGAACTGTTTAATAAGGCAAAGAATGGCGAGTTTAATGGCAAACCTCAGTCTATAGGTACTCTTACGCAAGAGGGCAAGAAGTTCCTAGAAGATTTGTCGGGCTTGAAGATGAAAGATAAGATAGACTTTGTTCTGAATCCTTCTGACTTGAAGCACATGAACAAAGACCACTTCGGAGATAATGAGAAGGATCCTGGAAGAAATATTCCTTTGACAGAGGAAGATTTGCGCTCTATGGTGGATGTTATCATGAATCCTGAGCAAGTGGTGTATGGCATCGAGAAGATGGATAATCGCAAGGTTTTCTTCTTCTTGAAGCAAGCTGAGGATGGTACATTAAATCTGGCAGAGATCTATAGTGATAAGAAGGGTAATCTTACAGCCAAAAGCTACTATAAGACGAAAAAGGGGGTTGACCAGCGAGTCATGGAGATTAAGAACTCCCTTCTCCCTACGCCCGAAGCGTCTTCTGGTTCACCCCTTTCTGATGGCAAAGGTATAAACTTTTTCTCAATTGAGCAAGAAAAAACAGCAGAAAATGAGCGAAAAATCGCTGATTCGGTGGTGAATACAGCAAATAAGCTGGGTGGTGCTGAGGCTACTGTTTATTTTTCTTTGGATGATGTGCCTGAGGAATATCGCTCAGAGGTAGAGCAGGGAGCCAAGGGATGGTACGACCCGGAGACTCATAGCGTGCATGTGTATCTGCCGAACTGTGAGGATGGCAATGATGCCCAGCGAACCGTCTTCCATGAAAAGATAGGCCATGAGGGAATGGAAGTACTTCTTGGTGGCGAAGATGGCGTGAGAAAGTTCGCCAACTTCGTTTATCGTTCCGTAGGTAAGGATGTTCGAGGCAAGATTATTGACTTTGCCAATAAATATGATCCGGACTGGAAGAACCCTGACCGCATGAATGTGGGAACGCAGGAGTATATCGCTCATTTGGCTGAGGAGGGTCCTAAGACTGCTGAGGACTTTTCTCTTTGGACCAAGATTAAGCATTATCTTATCAAGGTATTGAAGAAGCTGGGTGTTCGTGTGCCGGGACTTCTCAATGACAAGGATTTGAGATACTACCTGATGAAGGCTGGCAAGGCTCTCCATGTATGGGACAATATGCCTAAGGAGAAGCAGGAAGCCATGATGAAGCAGGCTAGCAATGCTGAAATCAAGGATGCGCTATCTGATGGCGCTAATCTACCTTCTGAAGAGGACAATAAGCCAAAGAAGAAAACTGAGCGTGGTCGCATAGATGAGGCTACTGGTGCTTTCAAATTGGCTCCTAATGGTGAACAGTCTAATCTGAGCAAGAAACAGTATATTGAAGCTCGTACCAAGAACTTTAAAGATTGGTTTGGCGGTGATTGGGAGAAGAAACCAAAGGACTTTAAGAATAAGCTGGATGCTAACGGTGAGCCTTTGGAGAAATACGTGGAAGGCTATTTGAACCGACCAAAGAAACCAACCATGCCAAAGAAACGCAAGGGAGAGGGTGTAGTTACTTTCTTCGGGCGCAAGATGCTTTACTCGCAAGCCCTAGAGGATTGGCCTAAGACTGAGGCTGATTGGAAGAAGCGTATAGACGAGTTTGACGAGAACACGCTTGCTGCCCTCACTCCTCCTGATGAGGAAGCCATCCGAGAGAAGTATCAGAAGCAATATGAGAATGATATGGCTAGTTGGAGGAAGGATCATCCTAAAATAAAGGAAGGCGAGGAGAGACCTCTGAAAATTCCTGATATGCGCGACTATCAAAGCATACAGGACTATGGTGAGGCTCTGGGAAAGCATGAAATATGGAAGACCGCCCCAAACAAGGACGAGTATGAAAGAATGGCTGAGGACGAAATCATATCAAAAGTGGCTCTCATGGATGCTGTGCAGCACCCATTCAGTGAATATGCCCGATTGAAAACGATGAAGGCAGAGTTTCAGCATATGCGCCATGTGATGCAAAATCAAAAGGTGTATGATCAAAATACAACTGATGCCGTTGTGCAGTTTGCTAAAAGATTTATGAGTCTGGGCTATGGTGATGATTTGGGTAGAGGTAGTATAAACACCTTGCTCACTATCGTGAAAAATAGTACAGGCAAAAAATCGTATGAGATTTCTCAGCATCTTTATCAAGTGATGGATGTGTTGATGAACAACCAACTCAGAAATTTCGACAGGGCTGTCATGAAGACCATGAGTATTAAGGAGCTGAGAGAGAATGCCAAGGGTATTCAGGTTCAGGGTAAGTTGGAGTTGAGAGGTCAAACTACAATCAAAGCCTTCCGTGATGCTGTCTCTTCAAGGATTTCTTCTGATAAGCTTGATGAGAAAATCAGCAACCTGATTGACAAGATGGCTGCTGACAAGAAGAACGCTTCATCCTATCAAGACGAGCTGTTGGGCCTGAATCTTGCCAAGCAATATGTGGACTACATAGACTCCAGCAGAAATGATGCTATCGAAATCGAGGATATGAAGAGAATGGAGATTGAAGGCTACAAGAATAGAAAAGGTATCTATGAAGGTGAACTAACTAAAGCTCTTCTTCAGGAACATGTGGAACGACTGAACCAATACGATGATGCTCTCTTTAATAATAAGGTGGAGCGTATGGAACGATATTCGCAACTTCTGGCTAACCTTGGAGGCATGATAGATGAAAGCGTGAAGGGAGCTAGAGAGTTCCAGGAGCGTGATGCTCGCCGTGCCATCAAAGTGAAGATGATGGCTAGTGCCGATTTGGATGGCAAGAGCATGAACCAGCACCATAAGGAGAATTGGAAAACCAGACTGTCCAATAGTGATGTTGTCCGTTTGTTCTGTTCTCCTCTAGGTTCTTTTGATGCCTTGATGCGCGAGTTTGGTAGCAAACAAATCAATGGTGAGGGACAGTTGTGGAATCATTTTGTCCGTGGAGCGATGAAAGCATCAAACGATGCGTTCAAGAGCGTAAGAGAGGCTAACAACGAAATAGACTTGAAAGTTTCAGAGTTGTTTGGCAAGGTTACTGAGGATAAGAACGGTAACAAGAAGGGCAATATGACGCTGAACGATCTGTATGCCTTGGAGCGTAGCAATAAGGTAAAGAGCTTGGATGTGACAATCCGTGATATAGAGGGCGAACAGACCTATAAGTTACAGCAAGGCAACCTGATGTACATCTATATGGTGAACAAAATGCCAGATGGTGCCATGAAGCTAAGACAAATGGGCATCCTTGATGCTGATGTGGAAAGAATCAAGGAAAACATTGATCCTCGTTTCTTGAAGCTAGCAGACTGGATTCAAGGTGAGTTCTTGCCAAAGATGCGTACAAAGTACAATAAGCGACATGAGGAACTGTTTGGAGCACCTATGCCTATGGTGGAGAACTATTTCCCATTGAGAGTGCTAAAGAACGCCCGATATGTGGAGGAAGATGTGAACAATACGAGTGATGGAAGCAATGCCTTGCCTTCTACAGCTACTGGTGCCATCATCAAGCGTAAGATAAACAAACTTCCTTTGGACATCCTTAATGCCGATGCCCTTAGTGTGACCATCGACAACATCAATGAGATGGAAAACTGGTACAACTATGCGCCTATCCGCAAGGATGCCAATACTCTTTTATCTGACACAGCATTCAGAAACCGTGTCCAGAACATGACTACCATCTATGGCAGTGGAGAGAGACTTTGGAATAACGTGAAGGATGCAACCGCAGTGGCCATGGGCACATATCGCCCTAAAGGTGGTACAGACTTGGCTGTTTCCATTAAGAACATTGGCAAGGGTATTACTGGAGCAAAAATATCGGGTCGTTTATACACAGCTTTCAAGCAGATACTTAGTTTTCCTTTGTTCTTAGCTGATGCTGACCTTGGTAGATTCGTTAGGCATTCTGTCCATCCTTACGGATCATTCAAATGGGCTATAGAGAATATGCCTAATTTTGATAAGCGTTGGTCTGGACGCAAGTTAGGTGATACCGTTCTTATGGATGACCCGACCGATTGGAAACTATGGCATACCAATCTCATGGAAAAGGCTGCTTACTATGGTATGACACCAAACGCACTTGTGGATGCCGTTACTTGTGCAGTAGGAGCAAGAGCCGTATATGATACCAAGTATAAGCAGTATATCAAGGCAGGACTGACCGAGGAGAGAGCTAAGGAAAAAGCACTCAGCGATGCAGAGATTAACTTTAATACTTCTCAGCAAAGTTCGGAAGGTGCCTTTGTCTCTCCAATGCAGCTAGACAGAACCTTGGAGTCTGCCATCTTCACGCCATTCAGAAACTCCAGTATGCTTTATGAGCGAAAGGGTATCAATGCGCTTAGAAACTTGAAGCATCGTTTCGAGAAAGGACACAAGGAGGCTTCAATCAAATATATGGCAGCTCAGCTGATGGAAGAAGGCGTAGAATATGAGCAAGCAACCAAGGCTGCAGAAAAGATGTACAAGAAGGGATTGATGCATAACATTGCAGATGCTATTGTAGCTTTGTGGTTGGGACCTATCATCTGGAATCTTGGAGGAAATCTTGGTTATCTCATACCGTATCTTGGTGATGATGAAAACAAAAAGAAGAAAATGGTAATTGATGCCGTGATTCTCGGTTTGCTTGAAGGTCCAGTTGATGGTTTGGCAGGAGGTCAGTTTATCAACACTGCCATTGCCAACACAATTACATCTGATGGAATCAGCCTTAAGGGACTGAAAAATGTAGATTTCTCTGGTATGCCAATGCTTTCAGATTTCAACTCTATGATAGAGAAGTTTGGCTATGACAAGGTGGCTGGAGCACAAGACCTAATGTTTATGGTAATGCAGAGTGCTACAGGTTTCAACCCAAAGACTCTGACCGATGCCATCAATGCTTGTATCGACTATGGCAATGGTGATATGACCAATGCTAAGGAGATTGCGTTGTTTGTGTTCCGTTTGATGAATGGACCTGCAGCAACTGTGGACAATCTCTATATCGATGAATTAGGTATGAAAGGCAAGGATGCCAAGAAATTAAGCTACGAGGAGCTTGCCAAGCGATATGCAGAATATAAGTTTGGCAAGAACACTTTTGGCTTAGGCAAACTCTACTCTGATGAAGAGAAACAAAAGAAGCTGAAAGCTATTGAAAAATCTTTCGACAAGAAAGTTTCAGAACGTTTGGCTGGTATGGATAGAGAGGACTTGAAGAACGAGTTTTCCGAGTCCAGAAGTCAGAAGGAGAAGAAACTTATCGGTAAGATCATAGCGGACGAGTTGGAAACCAAGGATTCCGAAGCGGTCAAGAAGGCTAAGGCTGATGCTTCATACCTTCGTCAGAGAAACTTTTCGGACTTGATGGATGATCTGTATTTGCAAAAGGAATGGGAAACCACAAATGCAGCAAATGCTGGGTTAGAAGAGTTGAAGGACAATGGTGCATCAGAGGAAGAAATCGAAGCCTATAAGACCAAGCATAAGGCTGCTTTGGATAAACGAAAGGCTATCCAGAAAGCTAGAAAAGAGATGCAGAAAAAGAAAGCTGATATTTCTTCTGATAATGATGAGGCTACCATGGCAGCAATCAGAAAACTGAGAGATAGTATTTTGAAGACTGTTCGCCAGAAGAAAAAATAGCCCGGCATGATAAAAGCTACGAGGGCTTACTCGATACTCAGAAAAAGAAAAAGGGACTTGCTTCACAGCGAGTCCCTTTTTGATAGTCGTAAAATTCTAAATTCCAAATAAATTTTATTTTTAACAAAAAGATAAAAATCGTATTTTGAAAATTGAAGATGTTGGAGCGATGTTATCCGAGAGAAGTACCAGATGCATTCTCTGGTTCCTTTTTTGGTGTTGCCCAGCGTATGTAATCAGCCATGCTGTCATCCATGCGCTGCTGCTCACTCTTAGGATTCTCCTTCTTTTCCTTTCCCCAAAGTCGTCTGGCAATATCATCCAAACACCACTGCCAATCGTCTCGAAGAGTGATGACCTTGGAACTTGGCATGATGGTGACATCTGCTTTTGGTGGGTCAACATGCTTGGTGTTGCCATCCTTATCGGTCTCCTCCTTGGTACTGAGAGAGGCGAAAGGCACGTTATTGTCGTTAAGGAACTTCTCCACATCCTCCTTCTTGTTGTCGCAGAGAAGAATACAGACGGAAACCTTATTTTTCTTCAAGGTGGTGAGGGCTTCTTTCGCCTTGCCTACCATGGAGAGGTTGCCTTTATCATCTTTAGTAATGACGCAAGCTTCATGTACATTGATTGATTTACCCATGATTTAAAACGTTTTAAATTGAAATGCGGAACAAAAATAAGGAGAAAATATGAAAAAGTAATGTTAAGTTGCGCAACTTATCACTAATAAGCGAGAAAAATGCGGTATTTTTGGCGAAAAATTGAGAATTATGGTTGACAATCATGTAATAAATGACATATCGAACTATGCAGAGCCTGGACCAGACTCACTTGAAGGAGTGAGTCGGGAGCGGTTTACGCAGAGCGAAAGCAATCTTCTGTTGCTACAATGGGCTTGCCAATACTTCTATGATGGTGCAGAACTGAGAAAAAAGTGGAAGCGAGCGCAAGACTTCGTGATGGGAAGACAGTTGGAAGAGCTGATAGAATGGAACGGAAGAAAGATAACCATCCGGCAGTATATGGAACTGAAAGGTATGCCAATACTGGAATACGATGTAATCGGAGACAAACTTCTTTCGCTCGTAGGTCTTGTGCGCCAGCAGCGCAGTACAGCTACATGTAGTGCCGTGGATCCAAACGAGGAAGACTATATCAGTTTCTTCAATGAATATCTTCGTCAGAACGACAACTTGAACGACAGGCAAGAGTTAGATGCGAGAATGTTCTATGCCTTCTGTGTCTTCGCCTTTGTGGGCATGAAAACCTATTATGGCAGAAGGGATGGCAAGAATGGCATCTTTGACTATTCTGTAGACATCTTTAAGTTAGCTTTACCACCTTTCTTTAAGTATGACCTGAGCGATGTGGAATTTATTGCTGAGGCTCATGATTTGACTTGGCGAGAGATTATTGCTACCTTTACAAATGGAAGCAAGGAAGAGGCTAATAAACTCAGTGAGATCTATCTAAAGACGCAGCGCCATTTTGCGCCCGAACAGACTTATCACCCGACTGGTGAAGCCCAGTATGCCGGAATAGATGATTTCACCCATTCTTCAGTAGTAGGCAAGTACCGGGTATTGGAAATCTGGACAAAAGAAACCAGGCCAGCCATCTGGGTGCATGACTGGGAGAGTGGAGATTGCGGCTATGCTTCTCCTGACCAGCGAGCCTTCTATGAGGAAAAGAAGCGCAAGATAGAGGAATCCAACATCATGAAAGATGAGAATGGCCTACCTGTGCTCGATGAGAATGGTGAGTCTATCTACTATGTAGACCCTTCTGAACTTAAGACCATCGAAATTAAGGATGAGGCTGAGACCTACTGGTTCAGAAGATACCTTACCCCTAATGGCTATCTGCTGGATGCCAGGGAATCGCCCTACTATGTGCTGAGAGACGGTTTCAGAACTTCCATCATGCCATATACCTTCGTGGCTTATCCTTGCCTGAATGGTGAGATAAGAAGTTTCTCTATGCGTGCCGAGAACAACCAGCGCACCTTGAACCATTATATGATGATGATCAACTTCATTGTAGCGAATGGTGCCAAGGGAACGATGCTTGTGGACGAGAATGCTCTGAGCGAGAAACAGAGCATCGATGAAATGCAGGTGAACTATACCAAGACGGATGGTTTTATCTTATGGAACTCCAAGAATGGAGGTAAACCACCTCAGACATTGGTCAACAAGAGTATTCCGGCAGGTGTTGACTTCATGGTGAACTTTGCCAAGACGATGGCAAGCGAGGGAACTGGTGTGCAGGGTGCTCTTCAAGGACAGCACCGGAATACCAGCGGTAAGCAATATCAGTTGGAAAGAGAAGCATCATCTACCACCATACAGGACTTTGTTGAGAGTTTCAACAACTTTAAGGTACGTGTGGCCAAGAAGAAACTTTACCTGATACAGGAATTTTGTACCGATGCAGACAGCGTGAAACTGACAGGTGATGAATTTGAAATTCACTTCAATTCTGAGACCATGAGGGATATGGATTTAGATGTTTCTCTTGACTTGGATGCCTACAGTCCACTTATCAGAGCTGCCAACAACGATATGGCTTGGAACTTCATGACTAGCGGTAAGATGGATCCATATACGATGCTTACGGTAGGGCAATTCCCTGGTACGAGCAGAATGAGGAAGTACTTCAAGGAACAGTTGGAGAAGCTACAAGCCATGCAAGCGCAGCAGCAAGCGAATGGCGAAATGCCTACTGCAGGAGTTGAACAACAGCAGACTGGTACGCCTGCAGCACATCTGAAAGATGTAAACGATGGAGCAAATGATTTGGCAGCTCTTCCTTCGGCAGCTATGTAGAAAAGAAGTTCTTAGGTAATTCATAATATTGAACGAAATGTTGTTCAGTTCTTAGATTAGATTATTTTATAGGTGTTTAGTTTTTAAGGCAATTTGATTGTGAAGAGGAAACCGTGATGGTCTCCTCTTCTTTTTGTTTAGTCAATACCATGTTTCTTCTTGTATATACGTAACTTAAACATTGGGGTAGAAACTCGGTACATGTAGTATTCTTGCCATTGTTTCAACTTCTTGGCTCTTACCTTGTTGTCGGCATCGCAGCCTCTTGCACCCCACTTGGAAGGAGTGTAGTAGTAGGAGGCAGCCTTGATGTCTTCTACGTTCTTGAAGTAGCGTGTTGCCTTCCACTTGCCCATCTGGACTAATCTTCGATATGCGAGCATATTCTTTCTGTTAGGATCGTAGGTCATGATCGCAAAATCTTTATGTGACTGGTCGTAGAGCATGTAGAAGCGAGGCGCACCACATTCTTTATACTTGGCAATGGTTCCCTTGACTCCTTTTTGCCACATGCGTGTGGCACGGAAGAGTTCGATACGAGTGACGATAGGCTGGTAGATGGCTATGAGCATCTTACGCAGCAGGTTTGAATAACTTTGTTTCATTTTTCTTTTTACTTTTAATTATTAACTTATATGGACAGGCGATAGAATCGCCTGGAACGGTGACTATACAGAGGACGGATTATGCTGCTGGATAGATAGAGGCTATCTACCACCACCTATTCCGGCCAAATCGGCTACTACTGGTGTGCGGTTGCGGAGGCGTTCACGCTCTATCTCTGCCTTTGAACGGAATGGAACGATTTCCGGTGCTGGCATATCCTTTTCTACGTAGAGGGCAATGGCTCGCGCCATGACACGGTCATCATGCTTTCCGGCTATGGCTCCATAGCAATCGTTCTGCTTGTAATAGAGGAAATAGGTACATTCGTCTATTGCCGCAAGTTCTCGCTCCATATAGCCAGAATCACGGATGATGCGGGCCATGGTCTTCACTACTGCCACCTTGGTTGCCTTGTTGGTATTGAATCCCCATTTCATTTCGATATTCTTCACCTTTTTCAGTTTGGACTGGGAGGCACTATACAGGTTGTCGTAGAGTGGGAGGAGGATAGGGAAGAATAACTCTGACTGGTTGCCCTCAGTATTGTTCATGCGCGAGTAGGCGGTATTGTTCTCGATGACCAGATAAGCATCATTATAGAAATGGGCTAACTGGGCGCAGCGCATAGCCAACTGATCGGCATCGCAGTGACCATGCCATTCAGCTACGATTTCCGGTACACCACCATAGATTTCATCATAGCGGTCGAGGACTACAATATCTGAGAAGTCGGAGGTTTTATGTGCGCCACCAATATCGCAGGCTACGATATACCGATGTCTGACAATCTCAGAGTTGTCTGGTCCAGCCCACACCTTCAATGGTCCACCTGAACGCTCTATGAAGCGGATATTGTTCATGCAAGCATCATCGGCAGCATCATAAGAATCACCTTCAATGTCACCCACCATGATAGGCTCAATACCCTTGCAGTCCTCTTCCATTTCCTTCAACTTGTATGGGTCGAAGACTGTAGTACCAGAGAAGAGGAAGGCTTCTACATCATCAGAAGGGAACTCCTGACGCATATCGTCAAGAGTCTCATACTCCTTGGACTTCTCAATATACCAATGGATGCCCTCTAAAGATGCGCCTTTACATTCGTAGAGCCACCAATAGTACTTACCATGACCTTGCTCGTCATTGCGATTCTTCCACAGCCAGATGGCGAAATCGGCACGTTCATCCTCGGAAGCAAATGGCAATATATATTTTTCAATTTCGAACCATGCCACGAAGACAGGAGTAAATGCTGACAGAGGTTTTCCGTCTTTGTCTACTGAGTTTGCGGCTACCCAGGCATCGTGGAACTCGTTTTCTCGTCCGTTAGGCGTTGACTCTCTGACGATGAATGTTAAAGGATCTGGCTGAATAGATGATGATGCAGCCTTGATCACCTTAGCCGGAGTCCACTCTGTAGTATTCGGGAAGAAGGCTTCCTCTGTGATATGTGCGAGGGCAGCATCACCGGAACGACAGGACTCAGGGTTACGAGCCGAACCTGTCTGAATCTTGCAGGAACGAGGGATGAGGTACTTGATGTTCTGAATGGTGCCAGAAGTCTTCAACTTGCGAGTATCAGGCTTGAATGGTTGACCGATGTCGTAGAAGAGCCATGTAGGAATGGCATTAATTAGCTTCTCGTACATATCGAATACCTGTGTGGCAGATGAAGATTGGTGTCCAACGATATTACTATTCCAGTTTGTCTTCCAGAAGATCTGTAACCATGCCATGTAGATGTCGGTGAGGGTAGAACCACCCCATTGACGGCACTTCAAGAGAATGACACGGATATAGTGGTACTGACTGTGTAGGCGTAACTGTTCGAAGACCTTGGCTAGTTTGATCTGGGCATTGCGAAGAAGAAAAGGTATATCCTCACCACCATCCTTATTCTTGATTCGGGCGTAGGCGTAGGCGAAGAAATAGAAATCGTGCTTACAGCGCAGGCGTATGAGATAGCGGAAGACAGCATCGCGAGCCTTCTCTTGTTCGAAGTCTGGCATGTACTTATCGCAAAAGGCCTCTATAGAACCACATTTGATGATGGCGCAGAACTTCTTTTCCTTCAACATTTCCACCGGGAGCCAGAGCTTCTTTCCATTCAGAAAATCAGTGATGACGCATTCGAATCGAAGTCCAGGGGCATTCTCTCCAGTAATGGGACGATAACTAGCGAGGAGACTTTTGAGTCTTCTCTTATCTTCTTCAAGAATCTCTTTGAGCTTCTTATCAGAAATCTGCTGCTGAGGTCGAACCTTTAAGGAGGATTTTGCTACTGGCATTCGTAATATATAATAATGTTAAGTGTGGAATGTCAAATGTTAAGTGTGTTGGCATGTCGGATAAATCTCTCTGCCTTAGCATAAATGAAACCTAAACAGAATAGGACTATGTGAAAGATACCAGCTATGTAAGGGAGAAGGAAACCTATAGCCATACCGAGCATCATCTGCCAGAAGTAGATGCGGTGATACCGATAATACCATTGCGCAGAGAATCCCATGAAGAAAGAAATCAATACGGATGCACCCAATACAGGTAATGCCGGATAGTATATGAACGACAACAACACGGAGCAGAGCCAGGCAGCCAGTAGGCGATGGAAGCGGAACTGATGATGAACCATCAATATGCACCAGCCGTTGATACCCCAGTGTATAAAGTTGGCATGACCGAACATATAGGCGAAATGGGTGTATAATGGCGATGATGGAGACACAGCCAGCGAGGCATGAAGCGGAATGATGAAAGCCATCAGGAGGATGATGAGAAATGTAATATATAATGTACGCATAATGGAAGTGATTTATCGAGTTATGAATGATGTTTTCTTATTGCGGAAATAATTGTTTATTTTCATCTGTATGTAGCGTGGAGCCATACCCAAATTGGGCGCAGGAAGATTCAGGCATTCATACACAAGATTTTTGGTATTGTATTCCTTGTATTGATCCAATTGCCGGAGCCGCAAGAAATCCTGATAGAAATCTTCAAAGAGTTTTTCTTTCATGGCTTGGTATTTGCCGAATTTAGGCTTATCCCCCTTGATGCGTTTACATACATACCGATAGGCTGTGCTATCGGCAAGATAATAGCAAGATGCAGGCATCTTGGCGATGTAATCGCATATCTTAGCCATGGTGGTAGGATATTCTACCATCCTCTTGGCCTTGCGAAAGAGCAGATACATTTCTTGGTCTCTTTTAAGGTAAATTTCGGATATGGAATTTAGATGTTTCATACCAGCAAAATTAATTCGTCAAGATGCAGAACTTATCACAAAGTAATGCGAAATTTTCCTTAATTTAGCACACAAATATTAAAAACGAATATTTATGGCAAAAGAAACTATTGATAATCAGAAAGTTAAGTCAAAGCGAGATTCTTTCAGAGAGCGTCTTGCTCAGCGTTATCCGGACTTGAATATGGACGATGATGAGGCTGTTTATGGTCAACTTTCGACCGATTACGACCAGTATGACCAGAATAAGCAGAAAATGGATGACTTCAACAAAATGTTGCAGGACAACCCTCATGCTCCAAGTCTGGTGACAGGTCTTGTGACCAAGAAAAATGCCGATGGCAGCGACTTCAATTTTATCGATTTTATGATTGATGAAATGGGGCAGGACTATATTGATGCCATCAATGGTGACGAGAAGGCTAAGGCTCGTTTGAAGGCTAGTGAAAAAGAAAAACTTGAAGCCAGCGAGAAACTAGCAAAGGACAATGAGCAACTTGCTGCCAATATGGAGCAGGAAGATGCCGAACTTGACGCTGCTATTAAAGAAGCGAAATTGAAGCCTGAGGCGATTACCGATTTGATAGAATGGCTTTATAAGCGTAGCGATGATGGCGAGGATCACGATGATGATGGTTTCATATGGCGTGCAGCTCGGTATGGCTTGAAGAAGGAAGACTTCTTGCGCCTCTTTCAAATCAAGGACTTCGACAAGGCTGTGGCTGATGCCGAGGAGCGAGGCTACAAGCGTGGCAAAAACGAGAAGATTGATCAGCAGAAACAACTGCATGATGGCAAGAGGGGCGGTAAGAAGAACATCAACATCGATGGAGGCGGTGGTGCACCTTCACTACCAAAGGAAAAGAGCCGTACAGAACAGGTGTACAGCAAGATGATTGGAATGTAGAATTAGAAATTTATAATTAATAATTTTAAATGTATAGATTATGAAACAGTTTAAGAAATGGTTTGGTTTCATGATGGCGGTGCTCGTCATGATTCTTAGTGGTGGAAACTCTTATGCAATGGCAGAAAATCCTCCTGCAGTTCCCACTGGTGAAGGTGGTGGTGGCCCGACAGGTCCTGTAGATGGTCCTGGTGGTGGTGGTACTGGTCCTAAATGGGCAGCTGCTAGTCAGGAGCAGCAGGAAAAAATGGGAAATTGGGACTACTATGTAGCACATGTTAACCCAACCGTGGTGGAAATGAAATTGGAGAGTTGCCCTATTGATCAGATTCTTAGGGCTTCGAAACGAATGACTCCTGTTGACAGCAACCGCATCGAGTATTATTCCATTGGTCAGCGACCAATCAAAACCAAACTAACTGAGAAACTTGCTAAAACTACAAATGGTGGCTCAGTGACATTTAAGGTAGAAAATCCTACTGTGTTTGGTATTGGTGACATTATTATGGTTAACGACATGTTGGGTTTTGATGATAATGGTACCGACAGAAGCAAGATGATTCCTCTGCAGTTGCGAGTTACGTCTGTTGACAACGATGGTAATCCAACCTGTTATGCACTGAATGGAAAAAAGAATGTATCACGTGGTAACAGAGATATACCGGAGGATATTGCTGCAGGAACAGTCGTGATGCGACTTGGTAGAGCCGCTGGAGAAAAGGAGGTTGAAACAGGTAGTTACTATTCTATGCCTGACAAGAGCTTCCAGTATTGCCAGCGATTCATCATGCAGGTAGAGGAATCTCTTATTGACCGTATGATGAAGACCCAGGTTCAGTGGGACTTCACCAGACAGGAGAAAATGGCGATGGATGATATGCGTCAGGGCCAGGAGTTGAGTGGTCTCTTTGGCTATCGTTCTCAGTCGAATGGTGGAAAGGATGTCGGTATGGTATACACTATGGGCGGCATCTTCTGGGAAGCTGGAAAGGATTTGCAGATAGGTCACTGGGAGCCAAAGATGCAAAAGAACGATAAAGGCGATCTTGTTCCTGTAACAACGAAGGTAAAGGTTACAAACTCTGATGGTGCATCTGAGGTTGTGAAGCAGGTATACGAGTATGTAATCAGCGAGAAAGAATTGACTCAGTTTATTGCTGCTATGTTGAAGGGTGCAGGTAACTCCAGCCGTACCAAACTCCTCTTTGTTGACAACTTGATTTATCAGGCATTTGCTAACCTTCGTTCTAATAAACGTATCATTACCCAGACAGAAAAGGATTATCAGGGTTGGAAACTAGATTTCGAGAAGTTCGAGAGTATGGGTACTAAGATTCTGATTTATCGTCACGATGCTTTTAACTCCTGGGGTATGGATGGTAGAGCTTTCTGCCTGGATTCTCGTTATCTGGACAAGTATGTATTCGGCACATGGACAAGAAATGAGTTTAACGCTAAGGATCTCTTGATTCGTAACACTGCAGGTGTTGTGATGGAGGAGTATAGCTGCTGGGTACTGACCTTCCCTGATGCTCATGCGCGTGTAGCACGACCAGTCTTCACTGGTGATGGCGTGACAGATGAGGAGATTCGGGAGGCAGCGTAATCGTCGTATAGGAAACTGATAGTTTTCTACATATATCAATCTTGTGGATAGTTGAGGCTAATGCAGCCTCGCTATCCCTTCACCATAAACACAAATAGATATGTATAGATTTGTAGCTAAGAGCATGCTCATTTTTGTGGTGACTCTGCCGAGCGGACTGATCAAGAACATTGAGTTTGAGCGGTGTGGCAACGATGCCTATTCGTACATTACGGATAACAAGCAGGTGGCAGAATGCATCAGGAAACATCCTCTAACGAAGTCAGGCCGTATCATTGATGAGAGCCAGCCGGAAGAGATTCAGCAACAAAAAGAAGAGCAGGTGAAGGACGAGAATGCCCTTCATTTCGAGAATATCACCAAGGCAAAAAATTATCTCCAGAAGACCTATAAGGTGGATGTAAGGAAACTGAAATCACCTGAGAGTGTGAAGGAGAAGGCTAAAGAGTTGGGTGTGGTTATTGAGTTTTAGTTTATAATTTTTAGTTAATAGGTTTCTTGTTTATGGAAGTTCTTATAAGTGACCTTGTGAAGGAAATGCGCATAGCTATGGACGAAGTGATCCATGATGAGGTGAATGACATCATTACGGATGATTCGGACACGGAAATGAAGCAAGCCATTGAAACGGCAGCACAACAGATTCTGCTGCAAGCACCAGCGCAAATGATTCTCCCCAAAAGGGTGGAAGTTTCGCTGAATGAAAGTGGCAATCAAGATTATGATGCCATCCAAACACAGTTTACAGATGGTCATGGATGCCTGACAATTCCTGACGATTGGCTGAGACTGGTAGAACTGAAACTAAAAAGTTGGCAAAGCACGCTGACGATGCTGATGGAACCAGGCAGCAAGGAGGCTCAGATGCAAGCCTCCCGGTGGACCAGGGGAACTCCACAGAAACCAAAGGGCATGATTACCACATCGCCAATTACAGGAAAGCGAGTGCTGATGTACTGGACTGCCGGAAGGTATGATGCCAACCATGCACCTGTTGGAACTGTATATGATCATGAGGTTGAACTGTTCACGTATATCCCTTATCAAAAGTTAGAGGATGTATTTTCTACTGAAACTGGGCATGAAAACGAAGTGACCGACCAGAAGATTATCCTTTCCCTTACAGATGAATGCAAGAAATATCTTATCTATCGTGCCATCAGCATCTTCCTGGTAAGTAAGAAGGAAAGCGATTTGGCAGAAAAGTATAACCAATTATCTCAAATATAATATTTTATGGCTATCGATATTAATAAAGAAGATCCTCATTACAAGGGAGAATATGGCAGCATCTATGAGGTGAACCGAAAGTTCCCTACTGGTGGTGTGGCCGGTGACTTTGTGGTGATAGACGGTTGGGCTCATTACTGGAATGCAGACAGAGGAACTTGGTGTGTAAATGCCAAGAGGGATAGCTATTGGGACGAGTTGATAACAAATATCATAGAAAAGTTTAAGCTCGTAAAATGTGCTACGTATATGGGCGTGGCTAATCTTGACACTGTGCCTACAAAGGTTATTGATGCAAAAATGTATTATTTTGCGACCGTAGCTGGTACGTATAAAAACTTTGATAATCTCGTAGTTCCTCAGGGTATCAATGTACTCTATTCTGAGAATGGCAGCAGCTGGGTAAACACAACCTTGCTGGAAGTGGCTCAGGAGTTGGGCGTGAGCACCAATAAGGTTGTAAGCCAGAAGACCATGAATGATGCATTGGCTAAGAAGTTCGACAAGGAGAGTGTTGTCCAGGAATCAGGAGAAGCTGAGGATAAGGTGATGAGTCAGAAGGCTGTTAGTGACAAACTCCGCGACTTATCATTCACTATCAACGAAATCAAGGAGAAAGCTAACACCGCTTCTACTGATGCAAGCAATGCGTTGGGCAAGGCAGAGGTAGCTGGCAAGGCATCTGCTACCAATAAGCAGAACTTAGACAGTGCGGTAGAACGTATTGGTACGCTGGAAGGTAATGTGAGTACAATCACCACCAATATGCCTAAAATGGTTTGTATGACAGAGACAGCATACGAAGCTTTGGAAACGAAAGACCCAGACACCTACTATATGCTTACGGAGGAATAGCCTATGATAAAGTTAGGAACCAAAGAAATCTCTGCTATCAGGTTAGGAAATAATGTGATTTCGCCAGTGTATAAGGGAAGTGTTCTTATTTGGCAAGCTATCAGAAGCTGTTTCGGCAGTGGATGGTGGGTAAATGAGAAACCTTGGATTAATGATGAAACTTGGAAAAATTAATTAAGATATGGCCACAGAAAAAATAGACAAGGAAATAACTGACCTCAATACCGATTGGGGAGGTTACTTGGGTAAATGGGTACAAAAGCTCATCAAGGATAACCTGATTTCCTTAAAAGATGGGAAGTTCGGTTACATAGATCAAGAGGTAGTACCAGAGGGGAACAACTCTCACATCTATTGGAGGTTCTTTTCAGATGAGGAAAGTTATCGCCAGTGGTATAATGACAAGGAGACCTATGCTGATAACGTAAAACAGTCGTATGACTTTGTTACGGCAAAGGCTGAACTCCAGTATATTCTGAGAACTTCTATCACAAAGAGACCTAATGATGTTATCGTAAAGGGGACAGAGTGTGTTGTGACCATCAATTACAATAGCTATTACGGAGAACCAAGCGAAAAGGATGAGACCAGCGGAACTCTTGTGGTATCAGTAAATGGTGTTGATATTCCAGAATTGACACAGACACTTGAAGCTTCTGGTACGGCAACTGGCAACAATTATAATGTCGATCTGACCAACTATCTTGTGTCAGAAACGAACACTGTAAGGATCACTGTGGCTAATACGCATGGGCAAAGCAGAACTTTCGCTCTCAGTATCAGAACGGTATCTATCAACCTCTCTTTTGATGCGAGTTATGTAGAGACTTCTGTAAGGGATGGAAAGTGGGCTTTGCGTGTGAATTGCCAGGGTGCAAATGCTACAGTCTATTGCAAGGTAAGCAATGGCAATGGTAGTGAAACCATGACAAAGACCATCAACAACTCATCAGGCGAGTTTATTATCGACTCAAAAGGCACTTATACAGTCGGTAAGCATGAGATTGAAGTATGGGCAGTCAATTCAGAGTATGGTATTACAACAGAAAAGATACGAACTTCCTATATTAAGAAGGGTAATATCTCTGCTATTGCCATAGGAAAAGATGCTCCTGTATCTGCTACTCAGTATTCTACTATCCAAGTACCCTATTATTTCTACCTTCCTGACAAGGAGATTGGTTCACAGGTTACAATAGAAATTAAGGTGTTGTATAATAGCAATACAGAGGAGGTTGTTCTGACAGACCAGTTATGTACCATAGATGATAATCATACATCAGGAGAGACACCTTTAAAAGCTACTGTTCCATTGGATTTAAATGACTATGCTCCAAAGATTAGTGTAGTAATATCCATTGGTGATGTAAGTGCAACTCATGATGTAATAATCAAGGGTGCAGGAGTTACCTTGCAACCAGTAAGCGAATGCAAGGTTTATTACTCTATGAAGGGTAAGACAAACTCTGATAAGGGTATTGAGAACTTGGAAAGTTATTACGATGGAGTAAGGACATCCTATTTAGAGCGTTCTGCCAACTTTAAGCTGAATGACTATAATGGATTCCTTGATGGAAAGGGTATGACCATTGGCGCAGGAAAGCATGTTACACTGAAAGACTGGCAACCATTCGCAGAGAACTTCGGTGTAAGTGGAAACAAGAAGGGAAGAACCATCGAGATTGAGTTTGAGACAGGTATCTGTTCTGATGAGAATGCAGTTATTGTAGATTGCATGGATGATACAACTGGTTTCCGCATATACGCAAATAGAATCGAGGTAAAATGTTCTACGGATCGTGTAATGACTTACTATCCTGAGACTAAGCGAATAAAATTCTCTCTGTCTATTGACGGAACTACTACTCATACGGTCAACAATCTTGGTGGTGGTGATAAAACAGAGAAGGACGTGAACTTGGCTTATCTGTGTCTTAATGGTGTGTGCGTGAGAATGTTCGATTATTCTAATGCAAACTGGAAGCAGGGAACACCAAAGGATATAGTCATAGGTTCTGATATGGCACAGGTCATCCTCTATTCTATAAGAGGATATGAGAAATCCATCAACCCTTATCAAGCCTTGGATAATTTTGCTTATGACACACCAGATGTTAATGATGTGTATGATAGCAACGGAATCTTTGACCACTATGGAAAGATTAACCTCGCCAAGCGCAATGATATTCTCAACAGTAGTGGTAATATCCATAACCCTGATGAGATTATATCCTATGAGAAGGTGAAAAAGGCGTTACCTCAATCTCCTATCATCGTATGGAATATCGACAACTTGCCTTACAACAAGAATAATGATGATGTTCCTATTAATGGTACGACCTTTGAAAATCCACTTTGGAATAAGGCTACTGATGGATGGGCACAAGCTCCTTTCACGGTAGGTGCACACATGTTTAATGCCGATGGTACCTCATCAAATGGTTACCCTCTGCCATATAAGAACTTTGCTGAGATATTTGAAACTGGCAATGGTGATTCTGTAAACATCATCGTAGGACTGGTTGGTGAGACAGAGAACCATACACTTTACTCCATTACTATTGGTGTAGAGACTGGTGAGAAGGAAATGGTTCACAAGGTAAACTTTGCTTCATCCGAAGGTATCTTCAATATCCATGCTATGAATATGTATCAGCAGATACTTCTTGCCTGTGCTAAAGGTAATGATTCTCTCTATACTGCTTATCAGAAAGAACAGGCAGATTTAGGTAAGGCTGTAACATTCAGAAAGTCACTTAGTGGATTCCCTGAGATAGGATTCCGCAGGACCTCAACAAGTGGAAGTGCTGCACCTACCTTCCTCAGCATATACAATTTCATCAACAACAAATATTCTGCGTCCTTCCTTGGATTCCCTGCAAAGGACTACATGAAGGCTCAGATATGGGAGATAGATGAGAATGTCAATATGTTCAATCAGGAGGCTGGAGATTATAGCGTTGATGGTGATTCATTACAGAGTAGTGTGCTGACTGGTATTCCGCTTTACTATGCGAGAGTACCAAAGAAATCGCCTGTTAATAAATCAAATAAACTGGGTGTAGCAAAGAAAACTACGGATAACATAGATGCTGCCAATCAGGAGCTTGCGGTAATCAAGCACTTTCATAACTGGGTGGTTTCCACCAATGTACTTCTTGCTGAGAGATATAAGCATGAGAATGGTGATTATGCAACACTTGAAACTCCTGTAGTCTATAATGGAATTACCTATAAGAAGGATAATCCTGCATACAGACGTGCGAAGTTTACGGCGGAAGCAAGTACATACCTGAGACTTGATAGTGCGATATTCTATTTCAATTTCTGTCAGTGGATTATCGGTATGGATTCCATGGATAAAAACATGAGTTTAGCATTTGATACAATAACTTGGAATGAAGAATAATTATGGCAAAGACGGTAAAAGAAGCTAAGGCTGATATATTTCTGAGGGACACAGACAGCCAGTCTCTTTTTAATAACTCTGGTGTGCTATCATTCAAATACTACCATGAGTGGAATGACTGTTACAATCAGGTAACAGGTGAGACAGCACAGATTGCTGGTGAGGTCTATGATGAAACAACGAACTCATACAAACCTAATTGTCCAGAAGGTTTCTCTCCTGTATTCAATGGCAGATTGTCTGCCTTGTGGGATAATATTGTAAATTGTTTCCCTAACGAGGTGGAAGCGATGTATGTCAAGATGAGAGGAAATGGTCTTACTTATCAAGACATGCTCACAAAGTATAAGGATTTTTGGAAGTATTGGTGCGAGAATCTGTATAATGCAGATGCCTTCGGCTATGCAAACACCAACAACTTTACAAAGGCTTATGGTGACAAGATGCAAGTGATGGACTATTTCTATGGTAAGCGTCAGAGATACCTTGATAGTAAGTATCATTGTGGCTCGTCTGTTGGCAATAACCTTCGCTTGCGTTTATATGAAGTTGGCAGGGGCTTTGCCATCAAGCACTACCAAGCTATCTATTGTACTTTGCAGTGGGGTGCAGGCAACTTTGATGATTATCGTAATATCAAGCCAGGCACTTATTCATATATGCCATTCAAGGCCTCCAGCCCACAGGATGTAACCTTCGATATTGATGATGCAGACCTTATTACAGAGTTATCAACCTATGCCAAGGGTAGTGATGGAAATTACACCATCTATGGCTTGGAGGGTCTTGGTGACTTTAAGTTCGACCTCAATATGGACTTACTAAAAAGGCTCACAAAGTTCATCATGAACTATACTGCATCCAAGTCAAACACAAGGGAGATAGGAACGAATTTTGACCTCAGCAAGATGGGTATGCTGAGACAGGTTATTGTCAGGAACGTGAAGAACCTGGAAAAGAGTATCGTCTTATCCTCTGACCTCTTGGAGGAGATAGACTTTACAAATACTCCTATTACAGGTGTAACGACACCTCCTACTGATATGCTTACAAAGCTGGTATTGCCTGACACTATTACTGAGTTGCATCTTAAAGGTTACTCCAATTTGTCAGCTAACGGAATGACGATAGGTTCTTATGCTAATATTAAGTATTTGGACTTTGAAGATTGCCCTAATTTGGATAGCTATGCAATTTGCAAGGCTTGTTTTGATGCTAATAGTCCTTTAGTAGAAGCAACTGTTAAGGGTGTAAACTGGTCAGTAGATAACATGAATGTCCTGATGTGGCTTGCTGACAGGGGTGTAAGATTACAAGGAAAAATTACATGCACAACCAGCGTTACATTAGACCAAAAACGAAAGATGCTGAATGCCTGGGGAAAAATTGATAACGAGGGTAACAGTCTGTATATCTCTTATGAGAAGGTCACTATTAAGAGTGTAGCAATCGTCGGAAAGAAAAATTTCGGTAAAAAAGGAGATTACTCTTTAATGCTAAGGGCTTACCCGTCCACAGGTAACGACTTCACATCTGCAAGATGGAGTATAAGCGAGAATAGCTTCGCTACAATAGAAAAAGATACAGGTGTTATACATGTCAACAAAGTCGGGTCTAAGGAGAATGATGATAAGGCTACGGTATATCTGGATGTTGAGTTATCAGGTGGAAGTACAGTTAGTGCAGAGAGTGAGATATATTTTTACCCTTATCAGGCGCAGTTGGGTGATTATATCTTTGCCGATGGAACTTACGGCAACGACCTGAGCCTGTCTGATTCTACCCCTATCGGTGTCATCTTCTACATCGAGCCGAAGGAGCGAAAATGGGCGATTGCGGTAGCATTAAAGGACTATGGACCGAGAGTATGGGGACTTTATAACTCGACAGATGCGTACTTTGGTATGAATGGCATCAAATTAGGCAGTAACTCTTCCTATAATGTCTATAATCTGCCGTTGCTGCAGGATTACGATTCAGGGTTGAATGTGAACGATGCCAATATGCGCGACGAGAGTAACACAGCCAATGACGGGTTCAAGCAATATAGTGCCCTTAATACGATTAGCGACATCGGTTTTGAGGAAATCACGCAGAGTATGTATAATATCAGTATGGGTCATACCATCCTGGGAGTGTACTTTGACCGAGTGGGATTGAAAGTGGGCGATATGGTTGCACGTGGTCAGCTCAACACCCTCAAGATTATCGCTCACAGAGACTACATCTTGAAGGATACCAACGTGAATCTGCCTATCCCGAAGGCGACGTCAGATAAGACTTTGGCACAAAGTCTCTCGGAATGTATCAAGAGCGTACAAGCATCGCATAACAATGCGCAGAAGTATCAGCAGTATTACTACCCTGCTGCCAGCTATTGCAATGCCTATGTACCAGCGCTCGATATTAACACACAAACGTTAGCAGAGCAGTTTTCTGAGGGGCATTGGTTCCTGATGTCGTCTGGCGAGATGGCAAGATGCTCTTGGTATGCAATGAAAGGTTATGATGATGCGAGCGCACCTAATGCCATCTTTGCAAAACCATGGGCAGACCAGCGTTTTATTAAATTCCCGGACTCAGTTTTCTGGTTGTCTTCCGAGAATTCTGAGATCAGATCTTGGAAGATGAATCCTACCAACGGAGTGTTTGACATAAACTACGGCGGTGCTTCCGGTAATAAGAACGGCGGTTATCAGGTGAGGGCGGCGGTTGCATTCAAGCTGTAAGATTAAAAAAGTTTTTGTATTAAATATCAATAAATCAAAATGGAAATTTATGGATAACGAGTTTATGCATGAGTCGCAGGACATCACCATAGGCTATGACTGCGGACGATTTGTAGTGAGTGTGGATGTCGGTATGGGGAGCGAGGACATGGTCACGCTGCCCGTAGCCGTATGGAACTATGGTGCCATTGTATCAGCTCTCATCAGACATAAGTATTCAGAGAATGAGGTTGAGGCAATAATAAGTAACTCTCTTATGCTTATGCAAAATCCTTCAAGTGTGAGTGAGGAGGAATCCAATGAGAAGATGAATGAGTTTAATGAGTTCCAAGAATACAGAGAGAAGTGTAAGGCAAGAGCCAAGGAGCTTCTTTCCATTGGTGAGACTATGGGGATAAAGGAAATGTAGTCCTGAGTGTATAACAAATAATAATGTATGATGAGAAATATATTTAAATTAAACAAGCGAGACTGGATTGGTCTCGTTTGTTGGCTGCTGGTAAGTATATTAGTGGGTCTTCTTGCTTTGCCAGTAATGGTAGGTAGAGAGATTTATCAGTACAAACACTATCATCTCTCGCGATTTGAGTGGGAAGATATTGTGAGGTATTCTGTAGTGATTGTACTCGGTAGTATTATTAATTACTTTATTTTTTCAACAAAATGAGAAAAATAGAAAGAAGTATTGTCCTTGTTTTGATGCCATGTCTGAATATAAGGATATAGAATAAAAGATGTCACCTACCTGAGTTGGCAATATCACACAACCAAGTTCATTCTCTATCAAACTAAGATGGCTAATCAAACACTAATATACGAATAATTTGCTTACAGATTGTTACTTTATCAAAGCTTAACTTTAAAATTTTGCTCAAAATGAATTGATTTGAGCAAAAATTGTAATTTTGCCACAGATTTTAATTTTATCAAGAACGTAGAACAATTAACTATAGACAAAAGGAGAAGAATTTATGACTAAAGAGGAAGAAGATGAAGTACATCGGTTAGTTCAATCAGTCGGTGTTGTACAGTTGTCAAGAATAATGTTTAAGGGCATGGACGTTAGCGAAATGATAAACGTTATTATCCTTGCAGGTAGAGGCTACAGCGTGAAGCTACTCACTTTGTTCAAGTATTATTGTGAAGTGATGCCTCTGTTTATCATGCTTTTTCATATTGCATGCATGGTAACATTTGCGTCTCATGAAAAAAAATGTGCGTATGGTTTAAGGAGAATTGGGTATCGGCAGCATTTATCTATTTTTCAGTTTACATCCATCCGCTTGTGCTTATAATTGCGAGCAGATTCTTTTGGCTCTGCTACAGATGGCGTATTCCGATGATTATCTACCTATTTGGGATAAATGCTATTCATATCGTATACTGGAATGTTTTTACCACCAACGAAATGGTGGAAGCTAATGTTGTAATACTTGTAATGACCATTATATTTTATGTATATGGTTTTGCCGATAAGTATTTCTCAGGCAAGGGCTGTCAAAGTTTAATCTCTAGATTATAATGATATGGGAAAGTTATTTGGTTATCACACCTTGGGAGTGTTATTAAAATCGTTATCGGATTCTTGTTTTCGAGCAGACGAGCAAGAGAAGAGAGGGGAGAAGGTAACTGCTTGTGGAATGAGTAGCGATGAGATAGAAGACCTTTGTGAGAACTATCTGCCGTATGCTCTCAACCCAATGATGACTGCCGGTCAGGTGAAGAAGGAGGCGCATATCAGCGAATCTACCCTAAGAAGGGCTATCGCTGATGGGGAGTTGGAAAGCGTGGGGAACGCTGGGGATCATTCTCATTTCTTTAAAAAATGGGACGTTAAGGAGTTTATTAAGAAAAGATTGAAAAGAAACAAGAACTAAGCCCTATCGCAACACGGATAAGCGATATGAATATGGTAACATTTTTATTTGTAGAGTGTGCTATCATTATAATGTTGAGCGTTTCGTTTAATATCTTTGTTTGGTGGACAGGAGATTATAAACGCAAGAAGTGGTTGTTTGCGTGGCTAACATTTATCAATGTGATAGCGATTGCTGGAACCATCATCACTTATTTTATGGGTAAATAACAGAATAATGAAGAGAAGCTGATGAGGCTTCTCTTTTTTGATATGGGTCTATGTCACCTTAAATCATTGGAAATCAGCTACTAAAAGAATGTTTGACAGAGTTATTAAACATGTAGATATTTTGGGATAACTTTGCTGCCGTAATCGATTACATGTGTGAATAAACAAAATGTACAACTTTTATTTCTTTAGGAATTATGGCAGAAGAAGTAATTAAGACTACCTCTTGTTGCAACGATGCAATGATGGGCGGTCTGCTTGGAGCGATGGCAAATCGTGACAGCAATCCTTTGGCAATGGCGGCTATGATGCGTAACCGTGACGATGATGACATGTGGAACAATCCATTTGCCTACATGATGATGATGGGCATGATGCGCTATATGTATGGTGCAGACTGGAACAATCGTGACAATGGCGCAGATGTGCAGCGTGCAGAGATTCAGAGCCAAATCGAGAGCCTGCGTAACCAGATGGCCGACAATCAGAACAGCAACTTGCTGATGGGTGCCATCCAGGGTAACGGCAACGACCTTAAGATGTTGGCAAGCAATCTGAACTGTGACTTCAACGCCTTGCAGAACTCTATCTGTGGCATCCAGGCTGGCATCCAGCAGCTTGGTGGTCAGGTAGGATTCTCGGCAGAGCGAGTAATCAACGCTATCTCGCAGGGTAACTTGCAGATGACAATAGCGCTGAAGGATTGCTGCTGCCAGACTCAGCAGAACATCATCAAGATGGGGTACGATAACCAGCTTGGTCAGAAGGACATCGTTAACCAGATGCAGCAGGGCTTTAGCTATACCAACACAGGTATAGAAAGAGCAGCTTCGAATCTCGGTTTCCAGCTGCAGCAAGACAAGTGTGACGTCATCCGTGCAGGTGAGAACAACACCCAGCGCATCATCGACACCTTGACAGGCCATTGGAGTCAGGAGCAAGCCAACGAGATTCAGGACTTGAAGTTTAAGAACTCTCAGTTGCAGCAGAACATCTACCTTGCCAATCTGATGAATTCCGGTTGCGGATGTGGCGCAGGCGTAGCAGGTGGCTATCAGTAAAAAAGTAAAGAATGAAACAGAAGCGTAGTGGTATGAACAAGATTTCTCCAGTGGGTTTGGCTACTACAGCATTGGTAGCCAACCAAGTTTCAGTTTTAGCTACTTACAATGAGAAGCTTTGCAGACCTTATTGCGTGAATGGCAGCGTGCAGCCACAGGCAAGCATAACTTACAGTTATGAGCAGCCTATCCTGAATGGTACAACGGTGTTTGTACCTATCGTGGCGACAATCTCCATCATTTCGCCTGTAATAGGCAACAAAAACATGATGAGAGCACAGCCGTTGATTTACACGGAAAGATGGGTAGCAGCCTTCCAAGGGCAGACAGCACTGCCAACGGCTGTAACTATCGCCAGTGTGGGCAGAACGCAAAAGGCTAACGATGTGGTATGCGGAAAGGCTAGAGGCCTGAGCATATTTGACAGTCTGACCGTAGCATTGACTACTGCTTAGTATCATTATAGAGGGAAATGGTGGATGGTGTGTAAGCCATCGTTTCCCTCGCATTATCCATTTAAAACGATACGATTATGATATTCAGAGACTTGAAGGCTGGATTTCCAATCTATCTATTTGATAGAGCCAGCAGAAAATTTAAACAAGGTAAGGTGACGACCAATCCATGCCCTGACTTTGAGAATGGCAAGCAGAACGTAATGGCTGCTATGCCAGGAATGCCGAATTATGGGGCAAGGAACGTGAAAGTAAACGTACAAACTGAGGATGGCAAGCAGTCTATCTACTCGGTTGTAGATACTGAGCAAACAGCATACAGCGACACCCTTGTAATCTCTTGTAGTAAGGAGAGTATCATCAACGAGGTAAACGCATTGAAGAACCAAGCCAATGACATCATCAATAAGATGCCGGACTTCGAGCAGACCGTAAAGGACTGTGATCAACTTCTCTCAGAGTTGGACACATCATTTCGTGACCAGCAGAGAACAAATCAGCGACTTGACAACATGGAAAACAAGTTGGACGAGATTTTCAAATACGTCAAATCACAAAAACAAGAATGATATGAACTTAGTAGAACTTATCACAAAATATCAGAGTGACGCCACACCGGAGCAGATGGTGAAGGTAACCAAGATCATCGGCAAGTTTGTGGCTATGCACGCTACGGAAGAAGACCTCCTGAAACTCTACAAAGAGATTTATGGGGTTGTGGGTAACGGCCACTTCAACGACTTCTTTGCTGAGGCTCAGATCAAGAAGATGGTGTTTGAGGATGACAAGGAGGTTGAGCATCGTGCTCCTTACTATACCATGGCCAAGACGCAGGAAATCTATGAGACGGTGAAGGACGAGATAAGACCTTACAACCAATGGGATTTTGCCGTGGTGCTGAACATGATCTACTCTGACAACTATAATCTGATGAAAAAATGGTTCCCGGAGGACAGCGAAGAGCAGTTGATGGATAAAATGGTGGATCTTGCCGTAAACTGGCTGAGGGATGATGATAACCCTTATGGCCATTGTAAGGCTTGGGGGTACTTCAATCACTAAATTATTTCCATAATGACCTAAGATATATAAAAGAAAACTATCAGAAGAAGAGAATGCAGGCAGAAAATGGGCTTGTGTTCTCTTTTTTCGTATGAAGTTGCGCAACTTATCACAGAGAACTGGGAATGATGGCTTATATTTGCATCGTTTCCATAACGGAGTGGGGACGGATAAATGAAAAAGAAAATGAATGATATTCGAGGTTACTTAATTGGGACGATATGGACTTTTCTGAGTCTGCTGGTTCCCATCAGGGATTTCATGATTGCCATGATGGTATTATTTGGGCTGAACCTGGTGTTTGGCATCGTGGCTGCAGTGTTTAACGGTGAAGAATGGAGCTGGAAGAAATTCGGTATGTTCTTCGTATGTTGTGCAGTGTTCTTCGTGACGGTGGCTGCATTATTTATTATCGGCCATTTTTTGCATTCAGATACAGAGGCTCTGTTATGTGTGAAGTGGGTGTGTATAGCTGCAACCTATCTGTTCACGACCAACATATTGAAGAACCTGAGACGGATGCTAGTGTCAGATACGCCCTTTTATAAACTTGTGGACTATGCTTATTATGCGCTGACACTTGGATTCGTAGAGAAATTCCCGATGTTTAAGAGATACCAAGAATATAAAAACAATAAAGAAAATGGAAATGAAAATGAAGGAAATCAGATTAGAGCAGTTGCTGATGGCAATGCCTAACGCAGGGAAGAGGGCAGAGAAGTTTCTGCCATGCCTGAACCGATTTGCCGAGGAGTTTGAAATAAACACGCCTTTGAGATGGGCGCACTACTTGGCTCAGATTGCCCATGAGAGTGGTGAACTGAGATATACCAAGGAGATTGCCAGCGGAAAGGCGTATGAGGGAAGAAAAGACCTTGGTAACACCCATAAGGGAGATGGCGTAAGGTTTAAGGGGCGTGGGCTGATCCAGATAACAGGGCGAGCCAACTACAGCAAGTATGCCGGATATTGTGGCTATGATGTAGTGAAGAAGCCCTACCTCTTGGAGCAGCCTCTTGGTGCGACACGTTCCTCGATGTGGATATTCGATACCTTCGGTTGCAACGAATTGGCAGACGAGGATAATCTGAAAGCAATTAGACGGAAAATTAACGGTGGCTACAATGGACTGGACAAATGCGAGGAGTATTTGAAAAGGTCCAAGCGAGCACTCAATATCTCATAGCTTATGAAATCGAAACATTTAATTATCTACCTGTTCGTTTGGATAGCTTATTTCTCAATGTTGTTTCTGACGAGTTGTAAGACGAAGACTGTGACGCAGGAACATTATATTACGGACCAAACAAAGACCAAAAGTTCGGATGCCTCCTGGCAGGAGCGATTTATCTCTGCTTTTGAGCAGATGGCAAATAGCAGGATCCAGGAGCACGAAACATCTGTCAAGGAAACTACCCATACAAAGGATAGTACTTCAACCACTGTAGACCAGAATGGAAAGCCTATCAAGACAGAGTCATGGCACTCTGTTGTGACCAACAGGAACACAAAAGAGGTGCTGAGGCTAAAGGATTCCATTAACATCATATCTAAGAAGGTAGATAAATATCAACTTCTTATGGTTAAAAAAGATTCGCTGATTCGGTTAAAGCAAGACTCTATTAACATTATGAGGCGAGAACTAACCAAGAATGAGCAGCGACTTGTAACTATAGGGAAGGTAAGTCTTGGCGCGTTAATAGGTATTGTCATGGTCATCACTATTCTTGTTTGGTTGTGGCATAGAAAGAAATAAGGCTTATGAAAACGATAACTATAAAAATAGTGAAGAAGAGTGTAATGGGCGTGGTAGATGGACTATCTGCCACCATTGCGCAGCATAACCCGGAAGTGGACTTCCAAAGCGTATGGGCCAGTGATGCAGAAGAGGCTAAACTGGATATATACTATAGGGAGGCGATAACCGACCTAGAGAATTTTCTTGCGAGGTTTTCTTCTTCGACCACACAGAAGTTTGATTTGCAGGCTCTGGCTGATGATTTCTCTATCAATATAGTGACACTTGCTTCTTGGCCGCCAAGATTAAGTGGTGTGCTGAGCAATCAGATTCAGAACTATCTGGTTCATGCTATCCTTGCCGGATGGCTGAGCGACTTCCCAGATATGAACCATACGGACTATGCCAGTATGGGAGCGAGTGACCTTGATGCCATTAAGGAGATTTTATTAAAGAAAGACTTTAGCTTTGCTGAGGCTGAAAGAAAAGCCGATGATACAACGAAAGAAGGCTCTTCTGCCAGTGATACATCAGTCAGAGCAGTGGACCTTAACGAAAAGGCTGGTTCTTCTCCTATGGCTTCGGCAAGAAGTGGGGATGAAATAGGTAAGCAGAAGAATGCGCAGGCAACTGCCGGGCGGTCTGTGGATGCTGAGGCTAAAAGTCAGAATGAACTGGATGCAGAGGCTCGAAATGTGGACGAAGTAGATAAGGATGGCCAGAGTGGGCCGAAAGGGTCTGAGCGCAATCAGGACTTCGTTTCGCAGCATTTTCATCAGGATCGTGTAGACTGGAGCGGAGGCAGGCCACCTTATGAACTGAGGTAGATTTATTAATCATCTAAATATTTCGAAATATGGATAGTAAACTAATTACTTTGAACTTTAGCATGGAGCAGGTATGCAATGACATATTGGCCCGATGCTATGTGTTGAGCCAGGGACTGGTGGATGATGCGCAGAAGGACATCAGAGCCACTATTGAAAGCCCTGACAGTAAAGAGACTCGCAGTATTATTAATCGTGCAGTAACAGAAGCTATCGGTAACATCAAGGTTGCAGCTCAGCGTTATTTGACCTCAGGTAGAGTTGAGGATAACAACAATCTGGAGCGACTTGTGAAGGGTACGAAGAAGTATGTGTACACCGATAATAACAACGGCACATGGACTGAGGTTGTGACCACAAGCATCATCGGCCAGGAAGATGAGGAAGTGACTTCTACCGTAACCAAGGCTGGTAATGATCGGGAGGAAAGTATCTATGAGACTGTTACCCTGAAACTGGAGATTCCGAACTGGAACGTGGCTGTGACGGATGCGCTTAAGAGCAATATGCATCGGTATATGGTTGACTATACGATGAGTCAATTTTTGCAGGATCAGTATGCAGATAAAGCTGGACAGTATGGGGAGAGTGCTACAGCAGACTTCAATAATATGAAGAGCAACCTGTTAAGCCGGGATAACTATACTTTGAGACGGCCGAGCTTTACCTAATGAAACTTTTTTTCCTTCTTTCGTTTTAGGTGTGTTTATGGAAAGAGCCTTCGCTTCGGGATAACTCCTGATTTGCGAAGGCTCTTGTTTTTTGACATGGCTTTGAAAGCCATGGAACGGTGGTTTTTCTGCTAGAACTTGCTAAAACGCCTGATGATTTCGAGGCGCGTATCAAAGTATTGGTTCATTGATTTCATCGTCAGGTATAGGGCGATGCGGAAGAAACGATAGCTGTGAGTAGCCATGTAGCTGGACTTCATGCCGCCCAAGCGACCGATGTAATGCCAATTCTGATTATCATTGCTACCATATAACCACATGATTGGTATGCTGCCAGACGTGAGGGAATGGATATAGCCTGTAATGGAATCAGGTACGTTATCTTCATCGAACTTCAAGGTACGAGTAACTATGATACCATGATACTCTTTTGGATCTTTGTAATCGTGACCCTTATCAAGCACCATCACGCTGCCATCCCTATATTGTATGTAGGGGTGTGGGTAGGAATTGATAGCCGTAAGCACATTTTGTATAAGAAAAGTGCTCCAGGCATTATCCTTGATAGAATAGCAGAGTGCCACCGTATCAGCCGTAGAGGCCCTACTCGTCTGCGTAACATCCAGACATAAGATGCGAGAGTTTTTGTAGTCGTAGATAACCTGACAATGCTGGAAGAACTCTATTGGCGATGAAGTAAAATCTATGAGTTGACGCATCTGAGCCTTGATTGTCTTGACGGATTCGCTATCCCCTTCTGCATCAACGAAGAAGTTGAGGAACTTACCTAAGCTACCGGAAATGTTGAAGCCGGGACCATCTAAGACATCGGACATGGAAACCACTTGTGACTCTGCTATGCGACTGAGGGAGCGGTTTGTGGCGAAAAGCACGGACTGATCTAGCTGTGTGATAGACTTCGGATTGCTACAAATCTCACGACTAATTGGGTGGATGCTGCTATAAGTGCCTTTGGAAGAGACTTCCATCGCCCAGATGCCATCGGTGGATAACGCCATCAATGGATACTGACCAAACTGACCTTGGGAGAGAGCCCTTGTGGTCGAGGCTATGCCCTGGATGGTTCCGATGCCTACGGTATTGATGCCGTTAAGAGGGAAAAAGAAGGGATTGTCGGACTCGGATGTGTAAATCTTGGACGGCATATAAACGACATTATCAACGGAGTAAGTAAATTCACTAACCTCATATTTACTGTAATCAGATGTAAAGAAACTGAGATGCATGGCTCCATTGAGTTCTGCACACTCGGTGAGAGGGAAGGAGTAGATATGTGAAGAGGCTTCACCGCTGGTATTTATTAAAGTGCAGAAGAACACCATCTTTGTAGCGCGAGAGTCTGGATAGAATTTCATAGAGTTGAACAAGCCAGCTCTGTTTATATTCCATATTGATACACTCTTCTCTACAATCTTCTGGCCTTCGGTAGTTTCTATAACCGTAACGATTTTGTTTATACCAAGGGATTTTTCTGAATTATCGAGATTCACGAAGAAGCGGCAGCCATAAGTGAACATAGAAAGTCCAAAACCATCAAAAAGAGTCTCGGATATTCCGTAGACATTAAGTCGGTGGTTGTAGACGTAAGCACCTTCGGCGGTTATAAGGTTGTGGCTTTTGTAGTCGTCCTTCATCTGCTGCTGTAGCGAAACGTTGGCTATTACTGATTTGTCGACAGGCAGGTTTGTGCTAACATCCGGAAAGTTACTGATGCTTTCCAAATCGAGCGATGCGATCTTGAAGAAGGAAGATGTATTACGTATCTTCTGGCAATAGTTCTCATCTGTCAGTGATGGTATCTCAGCAAGAGACACGTTGTGAAATCCGCCTTTATAAATATATGCACCACTTGATGGCGCATACGAAATAATCCAGTCCTGATCAGGGCACACGTTTCGCATGGTATAGTCGACAGTCTTCAACACAAACTTATTAATACGCTGAGAGCTGTCTGTCTTGGTAATGGGCGGTGTGATATACACATCTATGGACCGAACAATGTTTTTCCATTTCTGCAGCTCGCTAAAGACATCTCTCTGGCAAACATACATTAAAGCGACATTACGAGGCTGATACATTAGGACGTTATTGCTTACAGTAAAAGAATATTCCTTTCCGTTATCATCTTTTCTGTTATACTTTAATGTGTCTGTATACAACTGAACCTTTGATGCGCTCACCACTCTTCCAAAGTCGTCGTACTTTACGTCGCTGGCATCAATAGCAGTATCATCATTTCGTGGTGTTTTCGTGCCAGCCCACGACACGACATTCATGTTATATACCCTGTAATTGTTTGGTATGAGTACGGGCATAAGAACGGGAGCAGAGTGCAGAATTGTGGATCCGTCATATAGACGATAACAATAACGTACCATAAAATTGGCATAGAAACGTCCGTTCTTTGCGATGAGGCTGTTTGTACGATTGATAAGTGCCCAAATGCTTTCGGTTAATTCAGCCTGTTTCTCCAGTTTAACATCAGCAACGGCATCTCCAGGTTTATACGCTTTGCTTTCTACAATATTCAAGAGATTGCTTACATTCTCCGTTGATACCTGGAAAGCAACCGTAAATCCATCTGCAGAACCTGTAATATCGATTCCCCCTGTTTCGTAATTCTCGGGTTGGTCTTCTCTACTGAGAGAAAAAAGAATCCTCATAAATGGCGGCTTTTGTCCCAAGTATTCGTATTTATCTTTGAGCCATACAGCATAGTGTATGCCATCGGTAGCCACGATGATGAGCGTGTTGCCGATGGAGTTGATAGAGATCACGGTGGATTCGTAGTCGAAGGACTTGATAGGTGTAGACGAGCCTAAGGTGCCATCCTGCATGAACCAATAAATGGAGGATGAGGCTATGGCTATGAGATGGCGGTAATTGCCAGTTTCGTGTACATAAAGAATCTTAGCCACAACACCATTAATGGTGAGTGGCTGAGAGAGGGGTGTTCCTGTGACAATAGAAGGGCGCAATGCGCCATCATGCAGCTCAAGATTGCCGCAGAGGGATAGCGCACCGTTTTCTACTGCCATTTCATCAGGAGTTAGGCTGAGGCCTTTGTATCTAATTGATTGTTGCATATTTCTTAATGTTTAATATTTTATTATCGACAGTGCTCGCTGTCGGCCCTATTGACGATTGCTAAAGCTGGACAACTGACGCCATCTACATTGAGATTGATGGTTTCATTAGCCGTAACCAGTTCTATCTGCTTAGTACCAGTCGGGATATTCGGTATATAGCTAAGCAAGAAACTGACGGTAGAAACATTACTGGCATGGAGCTGCCCCTTACGGCCAGACAGTTTGATGCATACATTTTTAGCTTCTAACTCCGGTGTGGACTTGATGACATACATCTGCTTACTTGGATTATAGAAACAGAAACAAATCTTATCACCCGGATGGAGATCCAGCAGTTTGCAAGGACTAGACCTTAGAGTGATACGCCCATTCAGATTAAGGGCAAGTCCTCGCTTCTGAACGCGAGGACGATTGAGAATAATGACATCATTTGTTAGCATCATGATCTGTAGGTTTATGGAGCCAGAAACGGAAATAATCGTTTTCGGCATCCTGGTTGCGTACTTTTACATATTCTCTTGTAACATAAAAATGCTTCTTGCTGAGAGTAGGGTTGAGGTTGTAATCATTCAACATCATGGCTGGCTCAACTCTGCCATCGAAGGAAATCTCGTACCAGTAGCGATGGAGAAAGAACCATGGACGAAGACGGACCTCCTGAATGGTGGTGTAATTACTCTTGTCTGCCCGGCACGGTACGATGCTCCAGCTACCATCCTGCCAATGCTCTGTGGTCACTTCTCCACCTGGTGCCATTTCATGTTTCTTGATGATGGACTTTTGTATTTTGACGAGAAGACAAACATCCGCAGTGAAAACTTTAGCCATCTTGCCATGGCAGAGCATGACGAAGCGGCCTTTCTTATCAGGAAGTAGGCTACGCTGTTTGCCCGGCTTATTGATGACACAGACGGTGGAGAGGAACTTATGTCGGGCCATGGAGAGAAAATCGGGCAGTTTCGCCTTTTCGTGCATGCGGTCGATGACCTTCTGAACCTTTTTGAAGTTTTTCTCTGCCTGAGTCTCATGAATAGTGACCGGAGATAGAGGTAACTGATCTTTTCCCTTTTGCTCACGAATCTTCTTAACGTTTTCACGAACCTGCTTCTTAGAAGGTATTTCCAGAAGATGCCCCGTTTTTTTATCAAGTCTGTATCTCGTTTTTTGCTTTTCCATAATGAGTAGTCTTTAAATGTTGCCAGAGTTGAGGCAAATGATTTCGAAATGATGATTCTCGCAGATGTCGTTGCCGTTGGCCATACGATGATTGAAGGAGCAAGGGATATGCTTGTTGTACAGATCACACTGGAAGCAATGTTCAGGCACTTCTTCCTGTTCTTTGCTGTCTCCATTATCAGTTGCAGGCATCTTACTTGGTACTGCTCTGACAACACGGCCAAAGTGGTCATAAAGTTGACCGGGAACGATACAGGTTGCCTCACGGAGGGATGGGAGATTGTAACCCATCTTACGGATAAACCAGAGGCGTAGGTAAATGATTAAACGTTTCAACTTCTTCATATATGATTGATGTTATATATTAATAATGTGGGTAAAGGTACGAGAAAAATGAGGATAAAAAGTGATAACTTGCGCAACTTAGCTTGTTGAGAACCAAATTGCGCAAGAATTGTCAGTGATTACTCGGTTTTACCGTCCTTCTCTTTCTGCTTGTTATCAGTGGAAGGCTCATGCTCGAAGACATCAAAAATCTTGGTCTCGCTGAGGCTCTTCAACTCATAGTCTATCATTGTCTTGCCCATAACCTCGTCTACATAACGCTTGGCACGCTCGATGCTCTTGGCTTGGATAAGGTAGTTGACATAGGTACGCTTCTCCTTCTCTGTTTTCTCATTAATGGTGATGAAAGCCAAACGAGCCTTGAACCAAAGATCATCGTCATCAATATCAGAGAAGAAAATCTCGTTGTAGTTGGCTGGGTTGATGTTGGCAATCTTAAGTTCACCAGATACATAGACTGCCATGTTGTCGATGATGCTTGCTTCTGCCTCGGTGAAGGAGAGGGCATCAACAACATACAGCTCGTTTACCAATTTCTCGCTTCCATCCTCCTGGGTCTTCTCATAGCGCACCTTGCACTCGAACCATGTGCTTGTACGAGAGCGGAGGGAAGAACCATTACCTGTGCCAATAATCTTTTCGGCAATGGCTTTATCTACTTTGACTTTTAAACTTTCTGTTTTCTTTTCCATAATCTTAAGAATTTAAATTGTTATTAATAATTTTGTCTAACTCTTCCTGAGGTAGCTGTTTTCCGTCTTTGCCAAGATATTCCTTGCAGATGAAATACATGGTGCCAGGATGGTCGGGATGGCGGTAGTGGTCATTCAACTCTATATTGGCAAGCTGCTCATCCGAGGAATTAAAGATAGAACGAGCCTGATGTGCTCTTGGCATACGTTCCATGACGTGGTACTGGATGATGTAGCCATCTTTCTTTATCTGCTCGTCTTTGAGACGTATGAGCATCTTATCTATCTTGGCTTCTTTCTCCTTGATGGTCTTGAAGAGGGAGTTGACCAGCTCCTTGTCGGGCTGTAGCTTCTTCTTCTCTTGGAAATATTGGATGGTTGAGGCTCTAAGTTCAGCAACAAGAAGAAAAAATGTGCCGTTGTCGTTCAGAGGGACATCATTTCCGTCTGCCTTCATGATGATGCCATCGACACGCTTTTCAAGTTCGATGGACTGGCGAAGCATCTTCTTATCGCGGTGTGCCCAATATTCCTTTTCCGTGGTTCGCATAGCTGAAACCAGCTTGCGAAAGGATAATACTGATTCTTCACTCATGTTATCCTCTCCACACTTCACGTTTCTCAATCTCTTCGATGCGCTCTTCCAAGCAATTTTTGTACAACTTCATTGCATGATACAGAGCTACAAGAATAGATGCCTGATAATCGCCTACCTTTTCACACACAGCCGTAAGCCCTTTGTTCATGAACTTTTCTAACTTAACAAAACGCTCAGTCACATCGTTGAGCTCAATGTTGAGACGGTCATGGAAATCGTCTGCAACCTTGTAAGACTGGTTGAAGACATCAGCAGGTGACCAGGAATCGTAGGTACTGCCATCCGGATTGTTGTAGCGAACATGGAAACCTGGTCTCCATTCATGGTTATCCTCGTTCTTGCGAGCAAAACCTTTAGCCACTGCGGTTGCTTCATCCATAGGTGCAGCCATAACCTCTTTTGTACCGATGTACTTCTTTAATGCTTCTGCGTTCATAATAATTAATTTTTAAATGTTATTTGATACCTAATGTTTGTTTAACTTTCTTAATGCGGTCTAGCTCCTTTGGGAGGAGGTTGCCTTGCTCGTCTATTCGGCAGAGGAGTTTGAGGCGTGGGGTGATGGTTATCCACTTGTGGAGGCCATCGTGCTCACGCTTTATCTGTCGAAGCTGGGCAGCTTGCAGTCTTTCGTGCAAAATCTGCTCATGGCGAAGCTTACTGATTTCGTTCTGTATTCTGTCCATTGGCTAATCTTCACACTTTTGAATTATATTTGCCAGAATGCTTTCTACGCCCTTTGGCTTGAAGAAGCGATTGGCGTTGAGGAGAGAGAGGGCTTCTTTTGCACTATCACTGATGGATAGCAAGCGAGCAGCTTTCTTTATGTAATTATTGTAGTCTATTTCCAATTGTCGCTTGTACTCCTTGCCCTTGGCAAGATAGTCTGCTTCAAGAGCTTTACCCTTCTCCTTGTATTCAGAAATGAGATTAGCTTCCTTTTGGGCGTACTTGTCTTTGAGAGACTTTTTATTGGCATCCAACATCTTCACTTTCTCATTGTATCTCTGAACTGAGGAGTCGTAATTTGCACGTGATTCGTCTCGCTGTTGGATGCTACGCTTCACCTCGTTCTTCATGTGCTCCTCAACCTTCAAGCGCACATCCTCAAAGCCAAGGTAAGACTCAGAGGTCTCAACAGTGCGTCTTGGCTTATCATCTTGTGAATACAAAGGGTCTTTGTCAATGCCACGCAATCTACGAAATGGTTCACTGAATGTCTCGTACTCTATTTGCAGTTCCTTGCGGATGATAACTCTGGAACCGTCTTTGAGGGAAGCGATGGTCTTATCCTTCTCTTTTACGGTCTCTTCTAATTCCTTTACTCGATTCTTCAAGGTTTCGAACTCTGAATAATCTACATTTACTACAGCCATAATTGTTATGATTTAAATTTAACTTTTATATATTTCAGCATTCTCTATTGGGATGTCGTACCACGGAAGGGAATAGCCTTTATCTTTCATTTCTTTTGGCAATATACAGCGATAATATTGACCATAGAAATTCAACCATACATCACTCACCTCCAAAATCGTACCTGCTGGAAGCTCTGGCTTCGGCTTAAACCATGGGCGTGGATATTTTGTCGTTTCGTGAACATCCTGAGCACACTTTGTTGGTTTGATTAATTTTATCTTCATTACTTTTTCTTTTCTTTACTCATTTTTATTGCTTTTCTAGCCAGTTTTCCTAAAGTCGAAGAACTAGCTTCAGGAAAGCTTTCTTTGAACTTTGCTCTTACTGCATAGAATATTTCGCTTTTTCTTTTTGCTTCTCTGTATTTGTCTTGTATAGAAGACAGTTGTCTGATAGCCTCTCCAGCTTCAAAGGCAAAGTTATCATCAGAGCATCCTTCAATCTCAGTTGTAATTTGAGACCAAGCAAAACTTATAGCCTCGTATTCTGATTCTGTTAAGTTTATATTCATACGCTACACCTCCATTTCTGAATTTAGACCAAGGAATAAGAGGATATGTTGTAACTCATGCAAATATTTGAAGCTGCATAGGTTTACACCTCTCCAATACATAGTCCAATTCTTCACATTTTTCCATATTTCATAGCAGTCATTTTCTATATGTTGATAAATATAGCTATGATTGACTATTTGCTTATAGCCGTTCTTTTCTAGTATGGAAGGAGTAAGAGGGATGGGAACAATATCCTTCACCCATGCGCCACTATCACAAAACAGGAATCCATCATCTTTAATGGTTTTTCCTTTTAAGTTGGAAAGAGTGACGGAACCTTTGAGCTCAGTGAAAGCATTTCCATCTTTCACTTTTGCATATTTATCTGCGTTACTTTCTGTGACTTGGTAAACAATTCCTTTTTTCGTTCCGATAGGAATGCCGTTGGTCATCACCAAATCACCTGGAATATAAATTGTTTTTTCCATTTCTTAATATTTTTACTTTGTTATATTATGGGACCAGCGATAGAATCGCTGGGAACGGGGGCTTTTACCCTTTTAATTGTTCTTCGATAGCTTCCTGGGCTAGGATTTGCTGCCAGTGAGCTTCATTGTAATTTCTTGCCTCTTGGTTCTCGGTTAGCTGTGGGTCGTAGCCACCGAAACAATAGGAGTCAAATTTCTCATACTCCTTCATCGTATGTGGAGGCTTGGAGCCAGGAGTGGCTGGAATGTATTCCTTGGCGAACTCCTTGGGCAATAGGGTTGCTATTGTTGAGGCTATCGGGTCGATGACTTCGTATTTAAAAATACGGCTCTTGCCCTTTTTAGGAGAGTTATACACTGGTCTTGCCCAACAGATGTTTCCCCTGTAGTGTGACATGAGACCAGAGAAATAATAAGGCTCCCATATTCTCTTATCCCTATATGCGCTACAGATGCCTGTAGGAGAATCTTCATTATAAGCACTATCAGACTTCCAGCAATGGTTATAGCCGAGGTCACTTATGTGGCTATGTATACAGAACTTGCACATTCTCATTTTCTCCTGATCAGCAACTGATGGCGTTGGCTGCATCAGGTTTTGTTTGATGTAATTGCCCATAGATGTATGATTTTAAAGTTCATAGTTCATCCTCCTTGGTAGTTTTACGTTTCCATTCCCCACAGCATTCCCAGTGAAAGCGATGATGGCCAAAGCCGTTGCATGTTCCGCTGTACTTACTGTTTGCTGTAGGCCGGAAAAACTTGCAGCTCTTGCAAGAGCGATTGCGGTGAGTGTAAACTAGATAGATGAATATGCTGGCCATAACTACAAGGCACAGCATGATGATGATGAATCCGATTTCCATATTACTTCTTGTTTTTAATGATTTTGTTTAATACTTGCTTGTTGTGCTCAGTATCATCGTTACTCAGATGATAAGATCTTATATTCTCAACGATGCCTAAATCAACTGATAGCATGTAATCTTTGACAACTTTAATGAAGTCTTCCAGAGAGCGACAGAGAGCGTATTTATATCCAGCACACTGCCAGTAGCCCTGGAAACGTTTCTGATTGGCTGTCTGATTGTTTGTCTTGCCATACTTCAATTCAATGCCAAAGCCGTAGAATACTTCTGTACCCCTGTTGAGAGCTCCGTTTTTGCCATTCTTGTATGATGGGAGAGCTAGGATGAGATCTGGAACGCCCGGCACAACTCCTGATGCAGCGTTGATGGCTATCTTCTTACCACTGGTAGCACCATCAGCCTCATTTTTGGGATGGAAGAGGAGAGAGGCATAAGCCGGGTACTGGAGACGGAACCAGCGTACACAAGCTATCTGTAGCTGCCCTTCATGTTGCACCTTCTTCTGTTTGGTAGCAGATTTCTTGGTGTATTCAGGATAATTGCCGTTGAGACGGTCGATTAATTCTTGTCTGTCCATAATCGTATGAATTAAATTGTTTGTTACTTGTGTTTCTTAGTCGCTGAGGAGAGATTGGAGATAATTCTGAGTCTGATCATCCAAGTCGGCCAGTGACTGTTCTTCTTCTGCCACCGATGGATTCCAGACGATGCCCAGTTTAGCTAGAGTGCCATTCTTGTAGGCATCTTTCACCATCTGTGCCATGGAACCATTCGGGTTCTTCTTGGAGGCTTCTATCCAGCCGAGATACTTCTGCCGTAGGGCTTCGGTCTGTTCTTTCTCCTCAGCCTTTTTGCGCTCTTCTTTCATTCTGAGGCGAGCTTCTATTTCCTCGTTGGTCTCCTCGCGTTGAGGCTGTGGAGGAGAAGGTGGTGGAGAACTTGAATGCTGAGGCTTCTTCCCGGCTGAGGCTACAACTGTAGGATTGTCGAAGGTTCCTTCCATCAGAGCCTCGTAGTTCTTCGGATTGAAGAGCCAGTTGAAGGAGATATAGCATCCACCATCCTTGCGCCCTGAGAGAAGATCGGAGTTGAGAGCCTTGCGAAGCATCGGTTCTATATCCTCGAAGGAATAGTCTGAGATAAACTTTGCCACCATTTTCTTGCGGTCGGGAGTCATCTTTGAGATTGGCTTGACCTGCGTGCCCAGAAAGAGGCGATTGAAGAGTCTTAGCACTTCCGAGAACTGAACTTCCGGATCCAACGACTTTTTTTCTTTTTCTTTTTTTTGTGTGTGGGTGTGGGCTTTCTCCTTTCTTTGTTTGTTTTCTTTTATAGGGGGTTCGGGGGAAATGTTTTCTTTTATTTGTTTCTTTCCTCTTACTTCTGTGCCCTTACCATTGCCCTTGTCTGTGCCCTCAACTTCGGCAGAATCTTCGGAATCACCTTTATTTAAAGGGGCTTCGGGATTGTTGATCTGTGCCCTATATTGTGCCTTTTGGTGTGCCCCTTGTTTAGGGTGTGCCCTGGAGCGTGCCCCATCTTTGCCCTTAATCGTGCCCCTATCTGTGCCCTTGTTATCTTGAAGATACGCTGCACAATCTTGTGTATCAGTAACTTGCGAAGTTAAAATCTGTGCCCCTGATTGTGCCCCTATCTGTGCCCTAAAGAGTGCCCCTGATTGTGCCCCTAATGGGTTTTGATAGGGTAGTATGCAGTGGGAGAGGGGATGCGAACTGTTAACATACACTATTGTTGAGGCTTTAGGGGAGCTGCATTTTGTGATGATTCGCTCCTGTATGAGAACATCGATGGCACAGCGGATAGACTTGACCGAGGTATGGAGCCGATCAGCGAGCAGACGTAAGGAGAGCGTAGCAGCGGAAGCCTCATTGTGGGTGGAAGACAGGAGCACGTAGATGAGCACCTGTACCACCACCGGACGATGAAAGTAACGCCACTGCAGCAGCTCTGGAGTAAGAATGTAGCCATCTGTTTTCATTTATTCTTCTTTTATTTGGAATGTAGAATTTACGAAATTGTTAACTGTTTATTATTTAATCTATTTTTCATTCACATGGCAGTTTCTCCTGATGCTGTACGTATCTTTTGTGCTTAAGGCAATACTTGCCATTGA